AGGGTAGAACTGTAGCTGTGCCAGCCGGTGAACTGTAGACAGTAGTAGAACCATCTTTAATGGTTACTGCACCAGGCGTAGTCGTAGCTGCGATAATAGTTACGTTATCTAAGAAGTCTCCGGCATTACCATTACCGCCTAAGACTTGGTCAGACTGACCAGCTGCGACAGTTTCATATTGCCCCGGAGGAGCACTTCCAACATACTCAACCATTAGAATTTCTCCATGCACTTACCAAGTTCACGGAACTGACGCTTGGAATATTGGTGTGCTTTAGCTTGAACTAAGATTTGATCCTTACCATACTTATCTGCCCAATCTTTGACAGACGCACAGTAACGATCCAATTTCTTAGTAGTAGGGTTCTTCTCCACAATCCGAGGCAGGACTTGCTCAACTCGCTCAGTCACCGTAGGGACATGTGGCTTAGCATGTGTATTGAATAAATAGATACCTAAGTTGCCTGCAACTAAAGCTGCTACTAATCCAATGCTCAACCAAATTTTCTTCATGTTATCCTCAATGGGATCGGAGGCACTTAGCCCCCGACTGTACCACCAGTAGTCATAGACATAGTATAACCACCTGGATCATTAACTTTTGCACCATTGGCCTTGTGCGTCTGCGACTGGCCCATGCAATTAGAAACCTGATTCATTTGTATCTCCTTTACCGTTTAGAATTAATTAACGTATAGCCGCCAGAACCTTTGCGGTCTGTGGCGCTATCCGTCTCAGTCGTCCCAGAAGTATCTCCCATCTGCATATCTGCCAGAGAGTAAAACTGGTTGACTTGGTAGCCGGAGAAGTTTCTTTTCTTCTCCTGAACGTCAGTAACAGGTAAGCCGTAGCTACCAATATCTGAACTTCGTTGTCCCGTCATCATTTTAATGTTCCTTTGCTTTCCCGCTTCAGCTTCCTAGCCATCTAGTTTTGGCTGCTTTCCTAGCTTGGGAAGATCGTTGCTTTTTATCGAGCTTCTTTGCTCGCGCGCTTCCACCTTTAGAAGCTCCTTGAGAACCAAGGATGTAAGCGTGTTCCTTAAGCGATGGTTTTCTCAGTTCTAATACTTGCCCGCTCATGGTTTAGTATCGCCTTGATTTCCTGATAAACTCTGAGATCGTTTAAAGACCGAACTAGTTTGCATAAAATGCATGCCCGCTTCGACTTTTCTAACGCCATCGTCTATTGGCTAATCCACCCTTCCGTCCTAGTACCCTAGCCGCCTCTCTAATCTGCTTGCGCGCATAGAGCTGGTTTGCCCCCTCTTTCCATCGGTGTGTAATCGATGGTATCTCTGGGAAGATTTGTCTGCCACCGTGTTCGACTGATGGTTCTTCCGGAGGTACTTCAATATCCAGACAAGTCTGGAAGGCATTGAATTGGAAGGCGTCTATCTGGAAGGCAGGATGACATTCATCACCCACAAAGATATTAAGGACGTACGTTACTGGTCCTGAGTCTACTGTATAAGTTGCAGTCTCCGCTTCAATAGTGTCTACGTCTATTACAACGTCTTCAACTAGAGTAGCATCGTTACCAGTAAGTAAGAATGTCCCCGACTCTGCAATCATAGACGGCGTTCGATTTACAACGAACGTACCGTCAGCAGCGGTCATAGAGAATGTTCCAGTAGAAACAGAGAATACTGTCCCTAATAGAAGGTTGGCATTATTTCCTGTTTCTAGGAATACACCAGTATCGGCAGCAAGACTAGGTGTTACGTTTTTAATAAGACTAGCATCAGAACCGGTAAGCGTGAACACACCAGTACCAGCTGTTTCAGCTTGACTGAAGTGCAACACATTACCAGTTAAGGTAAAGACTCCGGTATCTACACCGTATCTAGTCTTTATTTTCCTAGCCATTGGCTATTACGTAACGCTTAAGAGTCCGTTAGTCTGGTCGAAGTTGGTAGAGAACGAGTCACCGTTGTTAAGCGTGACGTTACTGCCAAAGTCATAGTAACCAATCAATGGTTTCAAAGGACTGGTCTGAGTGTTGTTATACACCACCACATACCGGAACGGTCCTACAGAACCTCCCGAAGCAGTCGTCGTTACGTTGCCAGTGATCAGACGGTACGTACCAGCTGTCTGGACGCTGCTCGTCTGAGTGGAAGTAGCACCACCTGCGGTATAACCATTGCCTGCTGAAATCTCAGTGATGTTAGCAAACACGGTATTAGAAGCCACAGGGGCTACGTTAGTCAGAGCTACCTTAATAGTGTCCGAACCAAGATTGTGCTTTCCGTTAGCCATGTCTTGGACGAAGACATTGAATTTGTTAAAAGTTGTAGACATGTTAATCTATTATAAAACCTTTGATAAAAGGAAGTGTTGTGATTGATGATACTGTTCTGAGAACTTGCATAGAGACTGAAGTAACTCGAACATTGTTTTCAGATGCTGGTTGTGCTTCTAGGACTTGTTGAGCTACTGAAGTAACTCGAACATTGTTCTCTGAGTCAGGTTGTGCCTCCAAGACTTGGGCGGCTACTGAGGTAACCCGAGCATTTGGAGTCGTCCCAGTGCCACTGCCTAGAATTGCAATGCCAAACGTAACCCAGTTGTCACTGGTAATAGGGAAACTTTCAGCTTCGGTAGCACCAGCTTTTCCCATTTGACCGTCGCCGATTCGCATCGAACCGTTGCCACCTTGGGAAATCAAACGAGTCGTCATGCCGATTGGCACGGGAATCGTCTGGTTAGTACTTGTCGTTATAAAGTCGACAATTTCACAGTTATCTGCACCTGTAGTAAGGGCAGCTATGGTTACTGTTGAAGATGAATTAGCAGTAGCTTTATTATTTGTATTTATAGGAGATACGGTGGCGTTGCCAGAATACTGGATTTCAACACCCACATTAGCTGCAGAACCAGTCCAAGTCCAAACCGCTGCTGTTTCAGTTCCATCTACTAATCTCCACGCCCATGCCGCAGAGATATTCCCTGAGTTTATTGAGTCTCCTACAGTCCATCCCGTAGTTGCTGTCGTAACGGTTTTACCCGTTCCTTGAACAGAACAAAACGAAATTAGAATGTTGTTGTTAACTCTGCTTCCAGGAAGAGCAGGAGTAAGAGTCGTACCCGACCCAGCACCAGTCGCTCCTCCAATGCTTACAAAACTAGGAACGGCCATTTAAGATACCAGTTCGTAACCAATCTTTGTAGCGTTTACGTTTGTAGCTGTCCAAGCTGCTGAGGTATTAGGGTCAGTAGTGTAATAATCATCCTGCGTCATATACCCAGTATATGTTTGGACAGTTGTTCCACTCGACGTAGTGCCGCCAGAAATCAGTTTATTACGGTATGTTCTGTTACCAACGTCTTCTTTTCTAACAATAGTCTGAACCTTAACTCCAAAGATTGTAGTCGGATTAGATGTTAAGGCAGAATGGTTAAAGGTATCAACGTTGCTAGTGGTACTTGTTTTGTTATACGTTGTATCTGAGTCAATGGTACTAGTTCCCAATGTACCTGTGTCATCAACTTGGCTAGCATTTGTAGAAGATAATGCAGTCCAAGTAACACTGTTGTTAGTTGTTACTGGAAGAGTCTCAATACGACATACTCCCAAGAACGTATTATGTGGAGCACTACCACCGCTGTCTAAGCCATAAATATCGGTATACAGACAAGTTTGCCCGGAACCGCAACTCCACCAAAAGTACTGCCAGTTTTGGTTAGCTGTGTTTGTAGTATCTACCGTAGAGGCAGTTATCTCTGTAACGCCATTTATTCTAACTTCAATGGTTACGCTATTCCCTAGAGGAATGCCGACTTCAATAAAATACTCAACACCTCCGATTATGGTAGTTGTTCCAGTACCAATAACCGTTGAATTAGTCCCTCTCCAAAAGATCAGTTTAGCAGATGAGTTAATAGACATGCCACATTGAACAGCTCCTGCACTATCCCATATTTGGAAGAAATCTCTGGTGACTGCACTGCCAAAAGTATTGAAATTAAGACGTGCCCCAGTGAAGCAAGTGTTCGTATTGGCAGAACCTAAGTTCCACCGCCAACCACCATTCTGAGAACACTGATTCATTCTTGAACCAAGACTACTTGTATTAACACCACCAGAAGTCCATAGGTCCCAACTACCAGTTCCTGCAGTACCTCCAAAGGCATTCCCCATCATGGAAACGCCCTGAGTAGCAGGGTAGGTTGAGTTATGGGCGTTACTAAAGCCGCCCAAACTTTCGAACATTAATAGAGTCATGTTAAGTCTTTGTTACCTTTAGAGATAGAGTGACCCTGGTTAATGTTGAAACCGAGTCTACGTTAAATGCTAAAATATCACCGGCACTAATTGAAGTAGTCCAGCCAGTGAGAGTTGAATCTTGTGCTTTAGTAGTAGAAGATATTGTAGGAGGCGCGGATGCTGTGATCTTATCGCCTACGACTGGATGTGTACCACCAGCATCAAACTGGGAATATGTACATTTCCAAATGTTTACTACAATAGAACCAGACTGATCTGCTAATAGAGTAGCCCTGTTAATCGTACAGCCGAAAGGTATTTCTAAATAGCCTTTCATTCCTGTAGTAATAACTGACCCCGCTCCATCAATTATAAACTCAATCCCTGAAGTGATGGCATTAGAGTTAATACGACTAGAAGCTAGTGTGCCTGTCCACCCAGCTGTAATAGACGTAGCCTGTAGAAGGGCTGTAGCTGGTGTGCCGCCTAATGTAAGAGTTACGTTAGTGTCATCTACTTTTGTAAGAGCAGAAGGTGTGACTACCGTTGTACCAGAAGGAGTACCCCAAGTGCCGTCACCACGCCAGAAAGTAGAACTAGAAGCAGAAGTTCCTGAGTCAAGATTGCCAACTGGGAGATTCCCTGTTACGCCGTTAGCTAGGTTTACTTGCGCCCACGCCGGATTGTTGTTTGTACCGGTGTTAGAAAGGTATCTTGTAGTAGAAGTGCTTTTAGGTAAGCCATCGAGTGCTGAGCTGCTGGTTGCATATACGACATCTCCTTGGTTCCAAGATGATTTAGCTGTGCCGCCTCGGGCAATAGACAAAGTCCCCGTCCATCCTGCTGTTATAGAAGCAGCATGTACTAGAGCTGTAGAGTCAGACCCGCCTGCAGTGAGAGTAACGTTAGTGTCGTTACCTAAAGTAAGAGCCTCTCCTGTTACTGCAGAAGAAGCTATTTCATCGATCGCATCCTGAACGTTGGTAGAACTAATAGGTCCAGAAGGAACGTTAGCTATTTCTGATGCTGTTAGACTACCAGAGATAACGTGGTCTTCATTCCAATTAGACGGAAGAACTTCTCCATTAGCTTCTGCCAGAGCATCATCAGGTACAGCAGATACAAAGTTATGTGTTACGGCATACGCCATTATTGTGCTTTCTTATTTCTAAAATGGAATGGAGAACGACGATACCGTTCCCATTCTTCTCGCCTAGACGCTCTCTTTAAATTGTAGGGCATATGCCAGAGGTAAGCGATGAATCTAATTATACGAGGCCCCTTAATAGTCACTAACGATCTCCTGATCGCATCATTGCCCCAACGACATACGGCCAAATAAAAAATGTAGCAACTAATGCTTTAGGAGTCTTCTCAATATGGGGAAGCAAAGATAACCAACCGAGGACCCAAACAACACTAGCAGCAGAGACAATCCAAATCATTTCTTTTTCTTCTTCCTCTTCGGAAGCTTCTTCCCTTTAGTTGCTCTGTTCCACTCACTTACATTAACGCCCTTGCGTTCTAGTTCCTTTTTGTGTATATTGAAGTATGCTGCTTGGGCTTTAGATTTATATGGCATTAGACACCAGCCCTAGGTAGGAATAGACAATAACCATATTGTCTCTCGCCAAAAGAACTGCAGGCATGACAACCTACATGTTCATCAGGAGTTTGTTTAACCTGACTATTAGCAAAGAAGATACCTTTGTAGTTATACCCACCATCTATCTTCTTAACTTCAGAACAGTTAATGGGATAACAATCTCTTTCAGAACAACACTCAGAAGGATACCAGGAGTGTGCCAATAGCATAGAAGCAAAGATAATTACTTTTAAGGACATAGCCGGATATTATAACAGAAAGGATAATGATTTGTCAATAGAAGAACAATACAGTAAGTTCTGCACTAACTGCAATACTAGATTTACTACCCGCATTTGGGAATATGTTATTTGTATACCCTGCTGGCTTAAGCAAACCTACACCTGGCCAGTAGAAAGGATGTTACGTGGACCGAGACAGTAGGATATTTAATTGGGTTATCTGGACTATGTTAGTTTGTGTTATTCTGTTAGGGTGGCTAGCATCGACGTGAGAGTATTAGTTTGTGGGAGTAGACATTTTCATGACCAAGAACGAATCAACAGAGAACTTAGTTCTATTAGGAACATTAGTGAGATCATCCACGGAGGAGCCGCTGGCACAGATACATGTGCCGGCACGTTTGGTAGAAATAATAACATCCCTGTCCAACGATTTCGTGCTCTATGGGAATTGTATGGCAGACGAGCAGGTCCAATCCGAAATAGACAGATGCTTAGAGAAGGCAAGCCTGACTTGGTTATAGCTTTCTTAGCCCCTAATAGTAGGGGGACTAAGGACATGATTACAGCTGCTAAAGAGGCTAACATCCCAATCCAGGTAATAAATATACCCTAGGACTGCTAATAGAATGCCTCTCAATCGCATTAGGAAGCCCACTGGTGCGTTTTAATCTAAAATAGGTACCTACCTACTATAAGTACATAAATAGGAGAATTTAAGTACCCGTATGGGACCCAAGGAAAATTCAAGTACGGGGGGATACTTCGAGATAAATTTAGTGGGGCCCTCGCCCTACGGGCTCGGCGCATCGTTCCATTATAGGGGTACCCCCCACCCATGTCAACCCCTCCAAACGCATGGCTGCCATGCAGTTTTGCATAGCTACGAAGAGTAGTCTACGTAAGAATTACTAAGAGTAACTAACTACAGCTTGAGTTAAGAATTTCTTAGACGTTCTGAGGTTAGTTCTAACTACCTTCAGTAGTTACTTAGTAATACATTAGGTATTCGTAGGCACAACGTAGTTACTATGATTACTACGATAAGAATTTACTTAGTTACCTAAGGTTACAAAGAACAAACCGTGAATACTCTGAGAGTTTTCACCTTTTGTTCTCACCTATGCGCTGGACGCATAGCTCCGCGATACAGACGATACAAATTACAACCTCTGAGTTGTATACTTCCTCGATGGTTCTGCTATTCTCGTGACTGTCAGATGGCGATGGGCCATCGGGAACCGGAGGGACTAGGCCATGGGTATCAATCCCAACGCTAAGGCTGCGCAACGCGCTGAGTTGGAGAGGCTGTGTGCTGGGCTACTGGGCTGCGCCACTATCTGCAAGGCACAAGTGCGGCCACGTCGCTCCCATGTGCGCAATCCACATCGCACCATGTCGCGGTCCCTGTTCAACGCGATTGCTTGCAGGTGATACCGTGGAAACCATACGGTTCAACACCGGGCGGAAGTATACCGCCAATGGGCAACGCATAACGGCAACGCTTCACGATGACGGCATGGTAACGTTCTTTGACCATGATCGGGGCATCGACGGAGAGTTTGAGTTGATCGGAGACTTCACCCAACGTAGGGTAATGGAGGCTTACGACCATAATCTTTCGAAGCCTACTCGACGCTCGTGGTCGGACGGCATGCTGAAAGGCGGTTGCAACAGCGAACCGTAAGCTCGTATCAGTTTGACATAAGGTTTTAGCCAAGCCATACTTAGGTATGGTCAATGGGAGGTGACGATGTTGATCTTGACTGCGATCGTGGTTGTTATGGCTGCACTGGCAGCCGTGCCCTGCGGAGGCTGACATGGTATTCGACAGTTGGAACATGCACGACGTTGACCATGATGGTTTGCTAGTGCATTGGACAGATAGCCGGGGTGCTAGGTGGCACGTTGACAAGCGACACTTTGGCTACGCTCTGCCCAACTACCCTGTGCCTGCGATAGTTATCGACGTGGTATTGTGGGATCGGTACGACAACGGCAACATGGTTGGCTGCGGCCATGGTACTACGCTTGAATGCATGGACGTGGCACACCTACGTAATGAACCTGCATGTATCGACCTGATTGCACCTTATGAGGATGCAGTGCTCGCTACATACGTTCGGACCTGACTGTTGCCTGTTGCACTGTGATGCAGTGCAATGGAGAGCAGTAGGACTAGAGCATAACGCACTAGGCTGTTCTAATACGGAGGCAAGTAATGCCTGTTGTATTCCGCGACCCTAATGGGAACGTGACTAAGAACAAGGCCGTAATCGTGAAAGGCTGGAAGGCCGCACACGATGCAGCCTATCCCGACGACAAGACCACCGCAACGGACGAAGACATTCTTACTGCGGTGCGAGAGGTGGACGGCGACGACAACGATGATGCCGTCTTCCAGCAACGTCTCGACGCGGTTCACAACATCGTGGTCGATGACGTCGACGACACCGAAGACGATGACACGGCAGGACTATCGGCTGTGTCTGCGGACAAAGACCAGCAATTCGCACACCAAATTGGCGCACTCATGCCTAAGGACATGTCGTCCTACATGGCTGACCTCGCCAACAAGGACGAAGAGGTAAGCGGTGGTGTGCTTGTGCTGGCCGATTGGATTGACCGTTCACCAGCGTTCAAGGCAGCACTGGAGAACCTGAACATCCGACCGGGCACACGACACGACGCGGACCCTGGTACTAAGGAACACCCTGGCAATCAGCGACCCGACTACTACAAGCGCAAGGTTGCTAACCGTGAGAAACCAATCACGGGCTCCGAGTATCAGGACATTGCCGACGGTACTACCGCCGGTATCTACATCCAACATGTGCGCGGTATCCTAAACCGCGTCGCAAAGAAAGAGACTACCCAAGAGGACAAAGACTTTTGGGCTAACATCCCCAATGAGAACAGTTGGGAAGACTTGTCCGCCGAAAAGAAATTCGCTGCGATCAAGGCACGGTGGAACCGACAACGCAATGGACTAGGCAAGAGACTACGTTCTGCCCAGTCTTACCGACTGCAACGTGCTGCCCTCGAAGACGCAAGGTTCAAGGTGTTTCTTGTCGATGACAATCTCGACGTGGCACACCGCAAGACGTTGCCCATCGAGATACACTTCATCGACGCGCACACTGGGCGCACTGCGATCAGTGATCCGAAGTCCATCAATACCTTCAATCGGATCAACGTTCCGGCTGCACTCACACTCGCGGATCAGGAAGGGAAACAGTGTAACCTTTCCCACCTCAACGAGACACTAAAGCGTACCCCAACTGAACCGGAGATGGTTCCGGCTATCGCCAACGCGGAAGAGTTGGACGAATATATCTCTGAGGTACTAGCCTACGCCGACGATGCCAAGAACCGGACGGCAGTACGCAAGTACTTCGCTGGTATGTCCAATGAGGATGTCGAAGGTTTCCAAGAGTTCGTGTCCTGTATCAACGGACTATGGAAACTAGTCGAGCCACGCTGGAATAAGATGGCATCGGCTAAGGCGGCAGCCGAGCACCCGCCACAGGCAGGGCCGAAGGCAGCCTAGCCTACCACACTACCAGCTACCTGAACTGAATACCCTCCACCCTACGGGGTGGGGGGATTTCTTCGTTTCGTAGTTGACTACAAAGCGTAGCCATTAGCTTGGCTACGTTATGTGTTTTCCTATCATAACTGCCCGCTGGTGGGGGCCGTGGCGCGGCGTGGCCCAGCCTGCTAATGCATTGTATTTGTAGGAGGTTGGGTACCCTACCAGCCCCATATGCAAAACTCATCAGTGACCTTCCTATTGAGAATACGGGGTATCTTATAATAAACATAAGTACTTGATTTGCATTAAGTAACTATAAGGCCCATACTAATAGGGTAAGTAATTCATAGGAGGGAAGTGATGATGAACGGTGTTACTGAGTCCGAGGCTTTCAAGACCAAGGAAAGCCAAGCCCTACAAACCATACCGCCAGCGTCTACCAAGGAGGCTAACAAGCCCGTGGTGGATCGCATTCGTGCATTGGGCAGTAAGGCTGCCGAGACTTTGGAAGAAGAAGCAAAAGAGATTGAGAAAGAATATAAGAAAATCATTGAGGGCCTATTGAAGCAGGCCGATCTCGAGCGAGAGCATGCTGACAAAGCAGCCAAGGCCATTGAAACCTATCTGGAAGGGCTATCCACCCGTGCGGATAGTCTGACCAGTAAGTAATGGGGGACGGCCTCTAGGCGCTTTGACCAGTCTACCTGCACTTGTCTTTATCCGATCTAGTGCAGGAACCCCTTTCTGCCCCCTAGACTGAGAGTGCTTAGAGGTTCTTTCATCACACACCAGCGAGGGAAATGCTATGGTACGATATGTTGTCTCTACCACTCTCCATGACAAGGACAGTGGACGTCCAATCCGCAAAGGTACAATCCCAGCCAATGGGTATACCGATGCTATGGCCATCGCAATCAGCATGGAAAAGACTGGCCGTTCTTGTACTGTTTGTGTGGCTGTGGACAGCTTCGCAGGCGGTAGTTCTGTGTATATCCCTCTTGATAATTTCGAACACTTTGCCGAGAACGTTCTTGAACAGAACGAGGAGGTGAAGAAAGCCAAACGTGGGAATTTTCCCAAGGTTGTCTGATCACTAAGATGCGGTTGGAGGTGACGCTTAAGGTGGAACCTTCGCCACACCCATGGAGGGAAGCCATGTCTTTACCTGATCGAGTTAACAAGCCTGGGGAAAAGCCTAGGTTCAAGTGTTTCATTTGTTCTGAGGAGAAAGGTATTTTCGAAGGAGATTTCTACGAGACTGGAAGTACTATTCACCACTTTGTCTGTTGGGGTTGTATGCGTGTAGCAGTCAGGACAGCTCTCTATCGGCAGCAGGCACTTAACTCAATGGAGGGAAGCCATGTTAAGCACAAAGCCAATCTCTGATCGCGATACGGAATGTAAGATGGACTTTCCGTATTACCTCAATCCTCGTAAGAAGAGGCCGTTCCAACATGGCAACGAGGATGAGATGCAACAACAAGCTACAGCCTTTGTTGATTATCTCAAGGCCAGAGACTTTGGCATTCAATTTCTATTAGAGCACAAGTTCTACCATTACCCTGAGCGTCAGTGCTTCGTTGTGAAGTACGTCCTACGCAAGAAGGGGAACTAGCATGGGTACAGTGGCTGATGTGAGGGAAGCAATCATGGCATTGGATGACAATGCTGTGGTCATCATCAAGGATATTGATGCGAATATTGAATACGAAGTTTCATTGATTACTGGTGTTTATGATGGACGGTATGGGGAAGTGCTGTACATCCAATGTGGTACATTCGCTAAGAGCTGGAAGCAAGCAACGCAGGAGAGGGAAGATGCCTTGCGGGAGCCCGATAGCAATAGCAGCATACCGAATAGCGTTTCTCTTAAGGACAAGCTACAACATCCACAGGAGACAGGCAGAGTGGTGCGCGTTTCGGAATCTGGGTCTGATTGAGACTAGACGCGGGCGAATGTCCGAAGATGCCATCGCCATCGAATGCTACAACAGGTGGGTCAGCAAGTTGCACAGGGAATACGACGCCTTATAGGAGCGATGGCATGAGGCACTACCTGGAATTCGGCTACAGGGCTTTGCCGATGTTAGATGTGACTGAACCGAACCATGTTGCAATTGAAGTCACAGCAGATGGCAGAGTGTGGGTTAACGTGGAAGGGGTCTGTGTCTTGCGTTGTTGTAGGAGTAAACAGATCATTCTCAACACCGTTGGAATGGAGGGAACAACACATGAGGATTGAATTACTTGAAGTGGAAGAAAGGGAGGAATTCATTCTCCTCCCTAACTACCAAGAAGTAGCTACCCATTACTTTGAAGAAGAAGACGTTGTGATGGGTGAGTTTATTCTCACAGTCCATGCTGACTTATAGGAGGATGTTGTGAAGATATGGGAAAGTCTGCTCGGAATAGCGGCAGTTATTATCGGTGTTTGGTTGGCCACTCTTACCATAGCAGACTATGGGAAGAAGAGGCTGGAACCATTGCTTAGGGTGTACAACCAAGAGGAAAAGCACTAACTTAGTTTGTGTTAAGAAATTAGTTGTGTCATTATTATGAGGATGGGAATGGTGAGGGAAACGGAATGGCGAAGCGGAGGGTCAAGAAGTCGCACCTGAAGAGGTACGCTTCTGATTATTTAAATGTTCTCAAGGGTGTGGACCCAGTTAAAGTTAGGTCCTACCATATCTTCAACAATCGTCAGCGAGTAGCCTCAGCGGTGGGAAGAGCCAATGAGAAACTCCCAATTCATTACTACAATAAAGACGGGAAGTTTGTGTGTGAGAATTCGTTCACACAGCAAATACCGAACACTAAGGGTATCCCAATATTCGGAATTACCGAAGACGGGGACATATATCCTGTTGGAACTAAGACGCCACGGGATGAATACGAAGCCAAGAAACGTAGCGAAGTAGTTATTACTCTGGATAATATTCACCTTGTCTGGCAATCGGAGCTGCGTGGACAAGGTATTGAAGAATTCTTTGGTGTTACTATCCTGGACCTAGAGGGCTATAAACTAAAGCTCCTACGCTCAGGGACACGTTGTCTCTGGGTAGAAGAGGAGATTGGTGTAACAAGAATATCCAGGATTTACGGGACAAAGATGAGGGCAATGAAAGACTACGAATACAATCGTATTCGTTGGTCCTACACCATCTGAAATCATCGAACTCTGTTGGTTGTGACTTCCCTCCCAGCCAACTAGAGGACCCCGGCGTCGTAGCGTTAATTCGGTTCACGCTCCGCCGGGGTTTTTCTGTGCCAAAATGAAAAGGTAAGGCCCAAAATGTCCACTATCTACTGTCGTACATGCGGTAAAACCAGCCCTGGTGCGAGCAAACGGACGTCAGGGGTTACCTATGTCAATAAGTGCAGGAAGTGTGCAACGAATAAGCCGGGACCTATTGATAAGATTAAGAAGATTGTTTCTAGTTTCAATGCCCGCATGGCGAAACGGTAGACGCAAGGGACTTAAAATCCCTGGCCCTTCGGGGCTTGCAGGTTCGAATCCTGCTGCGGGCACCATTTTATATTTAATGCTTTCTCTTACTTTGCCTAAGGAGGGAAGAATGGGCAAATGGAGGAACGCATGGGTTAGGTCTCATGTGGAAGACTGCATAGTAGAAGCTTTAGAAGAGAGCTTCAATCGAAACCTAATAACACTGGAGGAAAAGACTACAGCATACACTCGACTAGGTAATCATTCAGGCTACTATGGTTTGCTTTGTACTTTTATTCCTAGGCTCCCAGCTGAGTTGAAGGCAGCAATTCAGCAACGGGTTAACAGGCTGCCTAAGTACGAGGACAGACATATGCATGAGGGACTAATAGTCGAGAAGGGTGCAAAGGCAAGCATCCCTCCCGATGTAATTCAAGGTGTCTGCAATAACTTCAATGGACAAATCTCTGTGTCCTATGCAGACCAAGGCAAGATCAACACTGAAGTGTTCGAGAATGCCAAGGCTGATGCCAATGCTACGATCACAGCATTGTCCGAGACCTTGGAGATTCTCGGAGATCACCGTGTCGTCCTGTTCGGTCAGAGGTACAAGGACGGCGATGTGATGGACGAGGATAAGCAGCCTTTTCCTATCATAATCGGTGACGACAACCACATGAAGCTTGTTGCTTTCCTGGAAGGTACATTCCCAGGTTACGACAGGGAGGACTCCCATTCTCCGGAGTACTACGCTTTCAGCGAATATATTTTCGAGAAGATCAACGAGGCATATGAAGCCTGCGGGAAGGACCTTACTAAACTAATGGGTCGCCTGGATACTGCTGTTGTCCGCAAGGACTTCGGCAATCTGTGGACTCCCCGTGGGTTCCTCACGTTATTCGATTGTGCAGGACGCATGATCCACTACCCCAAGAACGAGTTGGCTTTGAACTTGCCTTGGGGCAACATGTCTCGTCCTGTGGATGAGATCAAGACAGAGGTCAAGGTGGTGGAAGTTCAGGGTCCGCCGGCTAAGGCAGAAACCCCTGCGGAACGTATTGCCCGGATACGCGCTGCAGCAGCTGGTAAAGCACCGGTTGTTGCTTCGACTTCCCCCATCGCTCCACAGCCTACCTCTGTTCCTATTGTGGAGAAACCCAAGACGGATACGGCTGTTCCTTCCACCGCAGGTAAGGACGAACGTATCTTCCCACCGGCCAAGTTGACCAAGAACCGTCAGATCAAGAACTGGGTCAACAACAACTTCCAGAACTCGGCCAGCCACAACGCGGATGACGTTCGCAAGAACGGTATCCCACGTTCGTTGCTCAAGGCTTCCAGTGCCTACGCCAAGGCACCTGCAGGCACTGTGCAGGCTCTGGTCGAGAAGGATGCAGACAAGTATCCTGATGAGCCGGAGGTTGTGTCGGCTCCTGCCGAGACGATGCCCATCTTGCTTCCTCAAGCACGGAAGGACATCACCGAGTATCTCAAGAACGTGGCCTTGGTCGACCCAGAGAAGATCAAGGGCGCAGAGGAACCGTATCAGTCGTTCTTCCAGCAGACTGGTTACAAACTGGAGGACTTCATTCGGCTTCCGAGGCGTTCTATCCAATGGCTGTGTGAGCAACATAAGTTCGCCACCAGCATCGTCATCCGTGATCTGCTTAACATGTTGGTCGAACTCAAGCCTGAGTTAGTCGGCATGTCCAAGCCGAAGGCGGAAACCAAGACCGAAGAACCTGTTGCAGCTCCTGCTCAACCAGCGGAGTCTCCGGCAGATCGAATTCGGCGTCTCCGTGAAGCAGCCAAAGGCAAGGCTGCCTAGTTCCTGAACCTACCCGCAAACATGTGGCCATGGTGGCGAGGTAGGAGAGGGAAGGCCCAGGGGTGTTTGTCTTCCTCCCCTGGGTCCTTTTGTATATTCTTTAGCTAATTAAAAGCACGGGAGACTACCAATGCTCAGCTTCGTGACTGATCTGTTCCGCTCGCACTCGATGCCGTCCAGTGAAGAAATCCGCCTCAACAGTGCTATTCCGCTCCATACTCCTGATCTGTGGAAGTTGGAGCAGGCACCGAAGGCGTTGATCTTCGAGTACAGTGAGTACATGTTCGGTATGCCGAAACAGAGGAAGCTTATTGGTGAGTATCCGGTAGCTACTGCCTATACCAGGGAGCGGTTTACTCTCTGGAAAAGGGATCATGGGTGCCATAGTTTTGGTATCGCTCTGAATAGCAAGGCTTCTCAACACAAGAAGACTGTTATTCAGGGACATGTGTTTGCCGTTGATCCTAAGGTTGTGCAATTCCTTGACAACCATAGGGAGAATGGTTTATCATTCGTCCGCCGACGGGTTCCCTTAACTCTCGTTACCGGCGGGGATGTCCAGGCTTGGATGTATATCGCCAAGCGGGACTTCTGGGAGCCGAAGATCATCGACTGGGACCAGACCTATTATCGAAGTCGGGGTGGTCTCGATTACAAATTAACCCAGTTATTTACCGATCCTAGGGATTGGAATAAGCAATATTATAGGTTTACGGAGCACGATGTCAAAGGTAATTCTAGATAAGCAACCCTGTCCCAACTGTCCTAGCTCGGATGCATACCATGTCTACGATGATGGCCACGGATACTGTTTTTCGTGTCAAAATTACACTAAAGCCGAAGGGGCCAATCTGGCCGAGGAGTCTTTATCATATAGTTATCAGTATGTTCCCTGGCGGGGTATCACAGCCAGTACTTTTCAATCATATACTGTCCAAACGAAGGTGGACAACACTGGCAAGCCAATCTCAGTTGGCTTCCGGTATCCAAATGGTAACTATAAAGCTAGACTAAGGGATAAGAAAGATTTCTATTGGGTCAGGGATGTTAATAATACTGGCCCGCTTGGTTTATTTGGACAAGACAAGTTCGCAGCCGGATCACATAAATATGTGACCATAACCGAAGGAGAGCTAGATGCTTGTTCGCTATATCAGGTACTTCGTGACGTTCCTTGCGTATCTGTCACTAGTAGCAGTTCTGCTGTTAGGGATTGCAGTGCAGAGTGGGATTATCTCAATTCATTCGAACGGATATACCTTGCTTTTGACTCCGACAGTAAAGGGTTGGAGGCTACTGCAGCCGTCGCTAGACTTTTTGACTATGACAAAGTTTACCATGTGCGGTTCACCAATCGAAAGGACGCTAACGAATATCTCCAACACGATGAAGTAGAAGAGCTACGAAATATTTGGTGGAACGCAAAGAAATATAAACCTGAGTACATCGTCTCCACCTTTGATGAATTCGAGAAGATCATCGCTGAACCACCTAGGGTGGGAATACCTTATCCATGGGCTACTCTCACAGAGAGGACCTATGGCTTAAGGAAAGGTGAGTCAGTTCTTATTACTGCACAGGAAGGTGTAGGTAAGACAGAGCTGATGCACGCAATAGAATTCAACCTCCTGAAAAGGACAGAGGACAATGTTGGTGCCATCTTTCTTGAAGAGCTGCCACGACGACATCTCCAAGCACTTGCAGGCTTACAATTGGAGAGACCTGTACATCTACCGGATAGCGGCTGCACGGATATTCAGGTCCGCGATGCACTTAGAGAAGTGGTACAGAAGGATGACCGGCTTCATGTTCATTGTCGTTTTGGCTCTGACGACCCAGAACTACTCCTTGATACGATACGATTTCTCGTTACTTCCCGTGGCTGTGCTTGGATTCTGCTTGATCACATTACTATGGCTGTCAGCGGTCGTTCAGAGGAAGACGAACGGAGGAAACTCGATTACTTTGCCACCAGAGCCGAAATGATGGTGAAGGAACTGGACTTCGGCCTAATCATAGTGAGCCACGTCAATGACAACGGACAAACGAGGGGGAGCAGATACATCGGAAAGATTGCTGACATTCGTCTTGATGTGTCTCGTGAGCTTCTTGCTGTGGATGCTGACGTTAGAAACACTATCGTACTATCTATCGCCAAGAACAGATACGCAGGACAAACAGGACCCTGCGGGTTACTCTCTTACAATCCCAATACCGGTGTGATTACGGAGAAAGCAGCAAATGACAACGGAGCTTCAGATGTTGGATATCCTGGTAATCAAAGGGCAGCATAGGACAGTAATAATCGGTAAGTCTACCAAGGGTGAGAAGTTCATCCTTGAGGAGATGGTTCAGAACAATAAGAACACTGAACCAGCATTGAGTATTAATTCTGAATTTGCAGATGATTTAATTGAAGAGTTAAAGAAGAAAGGTTTAGATGTCGAAGTTAAGTAACTGGAACTTAAAGTATTTTGAGACAGGAGAATGGCAGGTTGTACAGGAGCGCCTCGATGACCTCAAAGTCGCAGGTATCTTGTACAACCCTAGTCATAAACTTATTTTCCGAGCTTTGGAAGTTACTCCGTTTGAGTCTGTACGTGTTGTACTTATGGGTCAAGACCCTTACCCTAACCATAATCTTGCCACTGGCCTTGCTTTCAGTATTCCTTCGGGTGTTAGTGAATTTCCTGCGTCGCTAAAGAACATCTTCAAGGAGTACCAAGATGACCTACATTACCCTGAGCCTACCTCAGGCGATCTGTCTGATTGGGCTAAGCGCGGTGTTCTCCTGTGGAACGCATTCCCTACTTGCCTGGTGGGCAAAGCGGGATCACACCACTGGATCGAGTGGGAATTCTTAACCAAGGAGATAGTGGAGAAGCTCGATGTACGGGGGGATTGTGTCTTTGCTCTGCTCGGCAACTATGCTCGGAGTTATTCTAAGTACATCAATAATTCTCCTATTGTTGAAACTAGCCACCCTAGTCCACTAGGAGCTAACAAAGGTTTCTTAGGCAGTAGATTGTTTAGTACAATTAATTCTAATCTCAAGGAACCTATTGATTGGAGGCTTTCATAATCGTGGAGTACATCCTAATCGTTCTTCTAGTTGTAGGTGCAACAATGAATTGGCCATGTGACCCAGACCTAAGATGGTGACTAGGAGGTTGAAGCACCATGAACTCAACCTCAAATAAAGGCCCGTCAAAAATGAACCGGATGCTACCGCCCGGCAATCCGAAGGATGTCGAGGAGCAGATGATCGGATTCTTGAAAGCAAGAAAGTCTAATGCTATTCAGCAGATGGATATCACCAGGCTAGTGGAGAAGATCATGAGTGAGTGCAAGCACGATGATGGTTTCCAGTTGATTGGCTTCCATTGGTGGTGCAACAGAGGCTGTGGTTACTGGATCAACTTCGATCCATTCAGGTTCATCGACGGTGTGGCTTATGTGGAAGATAAGCCAGAAGGGAAGAGACTGCCACCTCTGAGTACAGGTGGGAAACACTAGGAGGGAGCTATGGCGTATGGTGTTAAGCTGATAGAGAAGGCTGAAGTATTCCGCAGGCGTGCTACAATGCTGAAGCTTCACCTTGATCCTGAACCGATGGTTGGACAAATCTTAGATACTATAGTCAAAAATATTGACGACATGATTGAGGTGATGCAGTCTACGCAGCATCTCAAGATCAGGCACTTCTCACACAAGAACCTGGTTAATCGTGTCCTAAAGATGTACGATATTGGATACAAACAGAAGAGGATTGCCTTCCTCTTGGACATCAGTGTGGACCAGGTTTACCGCATTGTTAAGCGAAACAGAAAGCAGCCAGAACAGACAGAGCTGAACTTAGTCAGGGAAGGTGGCTATGACAACCACTCCAAAGAAGGAAATTCTCGAGTTATTAAAAACAATGACTCCAACCCAACGGCGGGAGACATTCAGAGAAGTCCGGGAACAGTTCTGCGTCTCCTGCGGGAAGGATAAACCTCTGTGCAAATGTTGGCTAACTGGTAGGGTTCTATACAACTAGCAGGTAGGGGGGTACACCTACCTACCAGGGAACCCCCTAAAACTCACCAGTGGCCTTCTAATTGAGAATGAGGGGCTATTTAAAATGAATGGAACATCAGATTTACTGAAGGAGGAGAAAGAGAAATTGGGACTTAGAGTGATCAAGGGAGGCAGAGAAGCTCCTATGAGTGGGGACCCAACCCCACCATGCTGGCTTAAAGGGTTACCGGAGGGCCAGGTGTTCTTAGTTAAAGACACACAGACTAAATCATTTATTCTACACCAGTTCGATGTAGACTGGATACACGGAGAAGCGTATAGACTGAGCAGTTACCCAGACGATAGTAAACTCTGGGTCGATCCTCAGTGGTTCTGTAACCGCTTCAGTTTAGTAGAAGACCTAGGAAATATTAGAAATAAGATAGAAGACATTGACAATGACTAAGGTTATAGGTTATAAGGGTTCGATAAAAGAAAGATTACTAAATTGGAAAACTATGTTAATGTTAAGGGAATGTATAGAATACGACAAAGACTATAACAAAGATAACTTAGAAAGAGAAAGACAGATATATTCTTCCTTTCTAAGAGACTATACTAAATAACTACTTAAGATACTATTTATTAAATAACTATGTATATATATATACTACTATATATACTACCTTAATAATAACTTAGTATATAATTATAGAGAAACTATGATGGAACGGCTTCTAAATATATTAGAAAAGATTGAATGGCATTGCGGTTGGGAACAGCACAAAGGCTTTGATATTCACTACGCAATGAATATTTCCGACAGTAGATATTTAGTTGACTGTGTTAGAAAATTATTGGAGGTTAATAAATGAAAGACTTTTTTGATATTCTACACAAGTACGGTATTAACCCTATTATTAATACCGCTGGTATTTTTGCATTGGGACTATTTGGCTTATCTCTAATTCCATCGTTAAGCTGGGTCCCTAAGATGTTCCTCTTATTCGTGTTGACACATTGATGAAAATAGATATAGATAGCCATGGTATTTTAGAGTTTATTAGTAGTGGAGATACTTGGTGTAGTTTCTTAGTACAATTAGACAGAGGCCAAATTAAAGAACTTAAGAACAAGATTGAAGAATATTTATCTTGGGAAGAATAGTATTAGACATAGAAGCTAATGGGTTAGAGAACCCAGATAAGATTTGGTGTATAGTCTGTAAAGACATAGACACCGAAGAGACGAGGATATTTAGAGATGTTCAAGAAAGCCCTGAGGCTTTTATTAAGTTTGCCGGAACTGTTGATACTGTTATTGGTCACAATATCCTTGGGTACGATCTGCCTGTTATACATAGGCTTCTTATTCCTTGTGGCCTCTCTTCTCACTGGGACATTTATTCCAATTCCACCGCAGAGACCAAGCTTAAAGTCTTTGATACTCTCTGTATGTCTAAGTTGGTGGACTACTCAAGACTTCAAGGCCACTCACTTGATGCATTTGGCAGAGAAATTGGACAAGAAAAACTAGAGAACAAATCCACACTCTTCTTCAAACAGTGGTCTCAAGAACTGGAGGATTACTGTGTTAGAGATGTTGAGATTAATCATCAAGTATTCCTTAAGCTTGTGGCTGATCTTCCTGATTGGGAGAGGAGTGGTAGTCTACAAACAGAACAAAGTTTCCAGCGTGTTCTTAACGCACTACATGAAAACGGCTTCTATTTTAATCTTAATCGTGCTACTGGTTACCTCGAAACTATAACCGCAGACTTAGCAAAACTAGATGGAGACATACTCAATGCCTTCCCTGCTAGGCCCACGGCGATCAGAGAAATACACCCTAAGCTCACAAAGTTTGGAACTCTCAACCGAAGTGACTTTAGATGGATTAAGGATGGTGATCTCTCTGAATATAACGGGGGACCATTTACACGGATTGCGTGGAAAGAGTTTAATCCTTCTAGTCATAAACAGATTGTGGATGTTCTACAGCAAGCTGGATGGCATCCTACAGACAAAACGAAGACCCACATTGAAACCGAAAGAGAGATCAATCGACTAAAGTATTCACATAGTCCCACTAAGGAACTTGACTTAAATACTTTGAATGGTAAACTAGAGACACTGAAGGTATACGGCTACAAAATTAATGAAGAGAATTTAAGCACGTTACCTAGTTCGTCTCCCGCCCCGGCCAGGCTCCTAGCTAAACGTATCGTCTTAGAAAGCAGACGCAGGACTCTCACCGAATGGTGTGATCTTGTCCAGCCAGATGGACGTATACACGGTAAGTTTTATGGCATAGGAGCCTGGACTCATCGCATGGCTCATCAAGAGCCCAACACAGCGAACATCCCCAACGAATTCAGAGAAGATGGATCGAAGAAGTTCTTCGGTAAAGAACTCCGATCTCTCTGGTGTGCCCCCAAGAAGCGCTTGCTCGTGGGAGTAGACGCCGAAGGTATTCAGCTTAGGATATTTGCTCATTACGTTAATGATCCTGAATTAACACAGAGCTTAGTAGATGGAAGAAAAGATAATAAAACCGATCCCCACTCCCTTAATCAACGGGTACTCGGGGAAATATGTAAAACCCGAGCCGCAGCAAAACGATTCCTATATGCGCTTCTTCTTGGTGGAGGCGTTGGGAAATTTGCTGAAATATTGGACTGTTCACAAGAACAAGCGCGAGAGGCTGTTGATAAATTCAACGAAAGGTATCCAGGGTTTAATGTCCTTAAGCGAGAAAGGTTTCCAGCTGACGCTAAAGCCGGATATTTTACAGGGCTTGACGGACGAAAAGTTCTCATTCCAGGTAATACCGTGGGAGACCGAAGACACCTCTGCATGTCAGGATACCTCCAAAACGGAGAAGCTATCGTTATGAAACGAGCCACTCTTAAGTGGTTCGATAAGTTAGCTGGCATGGATTGCAAGTTAGTTAATTTCGTCCACGATGAGTGGCAAACTGAGACCCCTAACAATATGGAGGTAGCACTAGAAATAGCAAAGATGCAAGCAGATAGCCTACGTATTGTAGGAGAAGAACTTGGACTGAACTGCCCATTAGCCGGTAGTTATTGGAATGAAGATAAGAAAGACTACACTATCGGAACTAATTGGTACGTGACACACTAGGAGCGAACAATGGTTAAACCCTATCGTGGCATGATCCAGAACTGGAAGAAGGTTCAGTATGCAGATGGGGTGACCCTTAGAGGAGAATTCTGGGGTAACCATCCCAACTTAAGAGGACATGGCCAGTACATGGAAACCTCTAAGATTGTTCGACACATTCATCCCGACTTAGTTGAGACTATGAATAGTCGGTATTCGTTAGGAAGAAAAGAAAATGAAGTACTTGATTGAAGGTTCTTACAACATCCCTGAGTGGTTCGACATTGAGCTAGATGCTGACAGCCGAGAAGAGGCAGAGCAGGAGGCTCTCCGTAACATTGAGATGTCGTACCCAGAGGCATTGGATATTACAGTGGAGGAAGTGAAAGAGTTAAATGGCTAAGACTGAATTTGTATACTTGAAGGGCAAGACTAAATGGTTCCGCCCTGAGAAACCCAATGAATGGGGTAAGCGTTCTCACGTATTATATCCAGATGCAGATAGTTTGAAGATTCTTTGGAAGCTTAAAGAGTCTACTCCTACTATGTCCGGTATTAAGAATGAGATCAGGAAAGATGAGGATGGAGAGTATATCTCTATTTCTCGCCCTTCTAGTAAAGAGATCAAAGGTAAGATAGTTGCTTTTGAACCTCCCGTTGTGCTCGACGGCTCCATGACCTTGCCTGATGGTTCTAGCCCACCTTTAAGGGGTGTCTTCGTTGGTAACGGTTCAGATGTAATCACAAAGATTGCAGTCTATTCCTATAACCAACCTGGCAGTCCCGGTAAGAGAGGCAGAGCTATCAGGTGGGAGTCTTCTAGAGTGGATAACTTAATCCCTTATGAAGGCCGTAAAGACTTCGACGAAGAGGAAATGAAGTTAACTAAAGGCATAGATGGTGTTGAGCCAGCTGTGCAGGTTAAATTTTAATTAGCAAGTTAAAATCGCTATGGTCTAACGGCACCACCAAGGGGGATAGTGCTCTCCCTTGACCCCCTTACAACCATCAGGTCTGTCTAGACTCCCAACGATCCTTAGCACCGGCTGTTTACCGGCGGGCTGTAGTGGGTTCAATCCCCCTGGGGAGAGGGCTAGATAAGATAGAGGCTTTGCGTACCTCTCTTGCAGCAGCACAGCGAACTCCAAATCACTGTGCTCACACGTCAGTGCAACCGTCTTTCTGTGAATGAAGCGAAAGGTACTGATGTCAGTCCTGGAAGCAGGGCAAAGACTATCCGTTTACTCAGCGATGGGAACTAAAACAGCTGAGGAGAGATGTCCCTCTTCTACCCGTGAATGAGCGTAGCGGTCCTGTAGTTATAGCTTGTCCAGGTGACTTGTATAGCTCGACAGAGAAATCGCTCGTCCAGGGATAATCACTAGGATACGCTTTAGAGGAAAGAGCGTCGGTGCAAATCCGTTTGTCTGGACAGAAAGAAGAGAATCAACATCCGGTGTGATGGGCAAGAGACCACACATCGTTACATGCAAACAGAGCGACGCTGGTATCCTGACACGCCTGGACTCTCTCCTGAGGGCGGTCCCTTCGGAAGGAACGGTGTCACAGTAACTCTGGCACGTTTAGACGTGGGGGTGAAAGTACGATCCGGCTAAGGATTAGCCTAGCGAGATAAAGCTAGGTAAGACTCACCTGACGTATTCCTAGTCTGTAGGATGGCAGAATATGGGCTAGGTGTGGTTCGAGTCCACATCAGTATAATCGACTCCGAAGAGGACGAGGTAGCCTTAGGTCATGCGGCAGATGTGAAAGTCTGCTCATACTGGTTCGACCCCAGTTCCTATGGAACAATACCGGTGAGAGGTCCGATGGAAGGTGCGAATCCTCCGCCCGTGAGACGGGTTCAAGGCGAACAGGACCAAAAGCATAAGCCCATTGTTGCAGGTTCAAATCCTGCGGGGGACAGCTCCCCCTGGCGCAATTGGTAGACGCATGGGTTGAATTCCCCATAGCCCCTAACCTTCTTCTGAGGAAGGTGTAAGGACTGTTCTAGTGGCAGGCATCATATCGCTGAGACTAGACTGGATGGGATGACGCTTGGCAGGAAGGACCGTGACCCGAAGGGAAGGGGCAATGGTTCATAAAGTGGTAGATCGCTGTGAGGTAGGAGTAGGAACGTATGCCTAGTTGACCGTTACATGGTTGGCGATGCAAAGGCAGAAATCCGATGGGTAACTCAACGATCGTAATCCCTCATTCTGGCCACCGCGTGGAGCAACCGACACAGGAGCGAGCAATGGAAACAAACCCCGTACTCATGCCTGATCGTAGGTGGATAGTAATTCTCTTTGCCCCGAGGCAGCCTCCTTAAGGAAGGGCCAAGGAGCGGGGCAAGGTCCGGAAGACAGACTACCGAAAGGTAGGCCGTTGATCAGCTGCCCCGTTCCTGAGGCCCCAAGAAAGGAGAGTTATCATGTATGGATATGGCCCACCGCCAGGGTGGATGGGTTATCCCACCAGAGAACCGACACTAGCTGAACTTATCGAGAATAACAAAACATTGGAAGACATTAGAAAGGATGTGGAAGAGAAGATTAAAAAGAAGAAAGAAGAGGACAAGCCTAAGCCTGTTGTCTTCTCCTTCTTAGAGTGCTTGAGTTTGATCACAATCGCGGGATTTGTTGCAGGCCCATTTGTGGGCTACCTGTATCTGTCCCTCTTATTAGGGTTCATCCAGAAGTACGCTATTATCGCTCCACTATTGAAATGAAAGATATTTCTACTTTAGTACCTGACATATACAATCTCTTGGAGAAGACCGATGGCTGGTTCGACGCTGCTCTCGCAGATGGACTTTCCGCTGATATATCAAGGCGCCTCCAAGGACAGCTCGGAGCTGATCCCCGCAAACCTACACTTCGCTTGTCGAAGATGGGTCCAGTTTGTCCAAAAGCATTATGGTTTTCGATACACCAACCTGAGATGGGAGAGACACCACCGCCTTGGGTCGAAGTTAAATTCGCGTTTGGTCACATACTCGAAGCCCTGGTCATAGCTCTTGCTAAAGCATCAGGCCACGATGTCCAGGGAGAACAGGATGAACTGGAACTTGATGGCATTGTGGGGCATCGCGATTGTGTCATTGACGGTTGCATCGTTGACGTCAAATCTAGTGCTACTAGGAGTTTTCAGAAATTCAAAGATAAGACCATCAAGGAAAGCGATAGCTTTGGTTATTTGGATCAACTTGACGGGTATGTGGTGGCTTCCCGTAATGATCCTTTGGTCACTAACAAGAGGTACGGGTATCTTCTTGCCATTGACAAGCAGCTAGGCCATATGGTAACATATAAGCACGAGGTCACTGATGAGCGAGAGCAAAAGCTTAGACAAAGAATTGATCTCTATAAGCGAATCGTTGCACAGGCAGAGCCGCCTCCTTGCGAATGTGGAACTACCCCTTCCGGTTCGTCTGGGAACATACAGCTCGATGTTAAAGCTAGCTACTCGGCTTATAAACACTGTTGCTTCCCACACCTTCGAACTTTCCTATACTCCTCCGGACCGGTCTACTTAACAAAGGTTGTCAGAACTCCTGACGTTAAAGAATTAATTGCCTAGAAATGAATTCGAGAAATCCATAGAACGGTTTCTCAAGAAGAAGAAAGTTAAGTTTAAGTACGAAAGGGAGAAGATACCCTATGTCATCGCTGGCCACTACATCCCAGACTTCATTATCGAAACAAAACTTGGAACAGTCTATGTTGAAGCTAAAGGATATTTACGACCAGAGGCCAAACGCAAAATGGTGGCAGTTAAGAGGCAACACCCTGAAATGGATATTCGTTTCGTCTTCTATTCTAGAAGGTCCAGTCAAATCAAATGGGCCGACAAACACGGTTTCAAATGGGCAATAAAAGAGGTTCCTACAGAATGGTTACAAGGCTTGTAAAACGTTTCTTTTGTCTCTTTAAATATCATCCAGCCTGCTATACGATAGGCTTAAGTCAATGCATATGGTGTAAAACTTATGAAGAAAATCGTTCAATGCCATCCAAGCAAGATTGAAATAGCAATCGCTGGTTGGTTAATTATTAACTCTATGATCTTAACTGCTATTAGTACCTACTACTCAGTAGGGGGAATTATCCCCACCCACATCCCACTCTGTAAATACTTCTGTGGAGGATGGTTCTAATGGAACAGATAAGCTGGCACACTGACAAAGAACTGAAAGAACTTACTTGGGCTTCTGCGATCAAGGGTTTCATCTTTGGACTCGCAGCTTTGGTTGTATTAGAGCTAGGCTTGGCCTGGTTCCTTGGAGTTACTGTTATCTTTGACTAATTATGCTGCCCTCTTAGAGAACTATTCCTTCTCTGAGATACTTGAAATTAATGACATTACTGAAGAGGAGGTCCTGGAATACCTGGTAGAACAAGACTACTTAGTACTCCCTGTCTGCTTAGATGAATAAGAAACATCCTTCTAATAGATTTGAAAGACGGTTACTTAATGAGCAAAAGAAAAAGCTCCCTAAGAACAAGAAAGTTAACAATAGCGACCTCCCATCTACAAGACCAGATAGCGATGCTACTGTACGCTTGGAAGAAGGTAAAGCAGAGCGAAGAGATAGTTGATATAAAGTTCCCTGAAATTACAGGGAAACAGATTGAGATTAAATATACTGTAAAGGAGATGATTAGTTAGGGAAATGGCACGCGGGAGAGACTATGCTAAAGAAACACGATACGAGAACACACCTGAACAGGTTAAGCGTCGTGTTGCAAGAAATCGAGCCAGACGCAAAGCAATGCGTAAAGGGCTTGTACATAAAGGTGACGGAAAGGAGCTTGACCATGTCGGCTTCCACCGCACAGGCAGTTTGGATCACGTACCAACTCGCGTCGTGTCTAAGCATGCTAATCGGATAAGACAGCCCAAGAGGAAGTAATGCTTTTGCAATCTTTATATTGGATATGTCTTGGAGAAACAAAGTATCGTGGTAAGTGGTACCGACGTTGGTACACTGCTACTGATGCAGATATTTAAGAAAGGAAGTAATAATGAATGAACAAACTACTCAAGAAGTTGTGGCCGTGGAGTCACTCCCAGAATTCCTTAAGCGAAGCAGCAAGGAAAATGCAGAAGGCGAAGGCAAAGAAGTCCAAGCCGAAGCAGGACACGATCCAAAAGAGTGAACCAATTACACACATGATGTAATGAAAGAGGCCCCGAAAGGGGCCTTTACTTTTAGGAGGTTGTGCTATGGCTTACCACGAGGACCCTAGGTTCCACATGTACTGTAGACTAATCCCAGGTTATGAGTACGCCGACAATGAGCTACGGTTTGCTCTAAAGAAAGATTTATTGATGGGTAGTGATTCTACCAAGCTCAGTGATTTTCAGCCTAATGAAGAAGACGTTAGGGCTGCGGAGTCAGATAGGATGACAATGATGTCATTAGCTAATCTTGAGTGCAAGAGTGCGGCCATGTCCTTCAAGATTGTTGGTCCTACACCAGATCAGTGGGATGTGGATTTAGAAGACGAAGAAGAAGGAGAAGAAACCATGTATACCCCGACCCAGACTGACACGATTAAGACTGAGCGCCAGTACCTCCACAATCGAATCGCGGGCATCAGTGTCGACAAGATTTCTGAGGCTAGTAAGGCTTTTCACATCTATGATGATGAAAGTCCGAGGACCTTCCAGGCTCTGTTGGACCGTATTGCCTCGGGCAAGTACGTGTTCGACAAGGAGGCTGAGGCGAAGAAGGGGAGCCGTTGGGGCTATTCCCTGTTCGATTTCGTCCAGTGGCGAGACCCGGCAACCCCTGCTGACACGGACGGCTTCAAAGCTTGGTCGGATAAGTTCTCGGCGGCCGAGACCAAGACCTACGACGACGTGGCGATCCTTGATCCCAAGGATGCCCTGGCCTCTGTTCGTGAGCTGGAGACTTTCCCCATTAACTAGTGTCTCGTAGGAGACTACAGGCATAAAGAAAGACCCGGATAGCATTACGCCGTCCGGGTCTTTTTATTTGTCAAAATGAAAAGTTAAGGTCTTATTCGGGTAATTTTTGCATCTCTTTATTATGTGTTTTAAGTATTTCAGGAGGTTCATTTCTACGGTCCTCTATTTGAGCACCTGTAGGAAGACTATCAAGCCATGCTTTGAAAGCATCTGGTTTAACTAAAGAGTCAATGCCTTCAAAAGCTTTCCAAGACTCATCATAACCTTTAGTAAGAGTCGCATCATTCATATGAGAGCCTAATGATTTGAAGACATTAGGAGCAGCTTGACCTAATGGCCAATCACCCCCAGGGTTCTTATCGGTAGGTTCTGGCATGAAACCGAGACGTTGTCCAGGTTGTACCTCTTTCCCTACTCCACCCATAGGAGGATTAGGGTTATGTGGTGCAATCGAATGGGTGGGCTCTACAATGGGAAGGGGAGGCGGTGTACGTCTATCCAAGTCCATTGCTACTTTATCAGTTACAGAACCTTCTTCATTGTGGTCGATGTCATGCTGTCCCAGCATATACATAAAGTTATCTTCATAAACCTTACCATCGCTAGTACTTATAGTCATTGAGCAAGCTCTTCTAGTTTATCTTTCTTAGGCTTAAGACCATTGTACTTAATAGCATCCAACATCTTGCTGGGGATATCTCCACCAGTCTTAGTCAAGTCATAGCCAGAGTCTTGGAATAGACCAAGTACAGCTTCATTAGGATTAGCTCCTGCTGCCTTAGCAACGTTAACCAGTCCTCTAACACCTTGGTTAAGATGTTCTACAACTTTCTTAGCTTCCGTTAATGCAGGATTAGTATCTCCACGATAACCTGCTCTCCCTAAGAACTTACTACGGTTCTCATCAGAGGGAACCTTGGATTCTACATCCCAACGATAGACACCATTCTTTTCATCAGCTGTCCATTTAAGCTTAAAGCCATCACTATCAACGACACTCTTTAGACGAGCTAAGTCTTTCTGGAAGATGTCAGTCCTAAAGGTTGTGGACATAGCATCTGCATAGTTCTTTAACAGCCAACCATTACCTGTCTCATTAGCAACCTTAGCCATCTCATTGGCTACCTTGGGAGAGGTAATCGCAGTCCAAATATCTTCTTTACCTTCGTGCCAGATACCGTCTGGGTCTTTATACCCTTCCTTAATCTTGAATAGAAGATCAGTGTTATTAGGATTGGCTATGGATGCTGCAATACCTAGTTTCTTCTCAGAAGGTTGATCACTAAGTAATCCTTGTGGTCCTGTAATCATGTCGACCAAGCCTTTATAATGTTGTGGGAACTGAACTCCCATCTTCTTGGCTTCGTCAAAGGTCTCTGAGAGAGACTTAGGATTGTTTACGTTACGAGTAAAGGTATCTAGAAGCTGAGTATCGAACAAAGCTTTGTTATCGGATACGAACTTACTTTGAACTTGCCCCCACCACAGAGCGAATCCCTGATCTCCTAGATTATCTTTCATAGTTCTAAGAGCTAGGGTGATAGGGAAGTTCTTATAGATCGCTGCGGTAGTACCATTCCTAGCAGCATCATTAAGACGTGAGGAAAGAGTAGCTGTTCCAGTATCCTTGCTCATGATCCGCTCACCTGCCCATGTGTAGGGAGCAACCATGTCATCGACAGTTTTGTTTATAGTAGCCTGGTCAGGAGCCAGAGTGGCATAGCTATAACCATTCTTATCCTTCTCTCTAGCCTTCTGCCAGAGGAGAGCTTTAAGCTGATCTTTCTGTGCCAGCATTTGAGTAGCAATCAACTGCTGCTTTTGTTCAGACCAAGTGGGATTACCTGCTGCATCTACAGCATCGTAAGGAATCTTCTGTTGAATTACTGTTAGGAAGTTCTGTAGAGATGAATGGACCCAGCCAGTATTCTCATCACGGAACTGTTGATCTGCTGTAGTATACCGTTGATCTCTAGTCATTTTAGAGTATTCGGTATCCTGTTGTACTTTCTTATTACGAGCAGTTCTGAAGTTGGTATCTGCAATCCATTGCCAACCACCTTTTAGGTCTCCTGTACCTATGTAGTGTTCAGCCATTGTAGGAGCAGAGGTCTCACCATCCTTAGCAGCCTGTTCAAAGGCTCTACGAAGCTCATTCACTTCGCTGTTCTTAGCACCCATAGCTGCATTGATATCTCCGATCAGAGATTGCAACCGAGCATTGGCTGGGATAGCTCCAAGGATAGACTTGGCTTGTTCATCAATGTACGGACGGTAGCCTTCGGGAACACGATCTCTTAAGTCTTTAAGGAAGGTATCCGCCTCAGCCCACATATGAGTCTCAGAGATTTTACCATTGGCCCTAGCATTGGCAAATCTATTGAGAGTCGTACCGACATTCTTTAACTCAGGGGGAGTCTCTCCACCGTTGGCTGACTGAGGAGTAATGTTAAGAGGAGCTATAGTTGCTAGTCTTGTATAAGACTCAGCAGCTGTTAGGTTCCCTACTTCTCTATCCCTGATCTCTTCTAACCCTCTACGTTCTGTAGTGGCTATGTAAGACTTCATTACTTCGTCTGCACTGGTGATTGCACCAGCCAGTAATTGTCCAGTACCTTTAACAGCTTCTGCTGTAGCACTCTGGAAGTGTGGAGTCTCTATAGGTCTAGAGTATCCTAAGAAATTAGGATCACGAGTCTCCGGAGGAGTTGGGTTAAGGGGGGCCATTATTGATTTTCTTTCATCTTGAAGAATGTATCTAGAGACTGCTGTTTACGTGTAGTCGGAACTCTACGAGGATCAGCATAGTATTCGTAGTTAGTGCGATCCAACATGGATTCCCATCCACGCGCAGCCTTAGCCAGTACACTTGCGATCCTTTCGTCAGGTACACCAGCAGCTTTAAGATAACTTATTGCTCTCTTCCATCGAGCATTGGATTGCTCAGGATCATTATTAGACATGTCCTGGGCTCCACGATGGAGTTCTTTAATTGCATTGTTCTCTGCCTCTTGGAAACGATCACGTTCCCACTTCATGTTCCAGAACTTAAGATTAGAACTGGACTGTGCTTGAGAGGACAGACCTGTTAGAGTTTGGAAGACAGCATTGGCAGGAGAGATGTCTTCAATGTAACCTTCTTTACTGGATATCCACCTACCCACTTGGATAGCGTGCCAGAGGCGTTTAGAAGCCGCTCCAGAGGCTGTAGCTGTAAAGGGCTCTACTATGTCATCCAGAGTTAGCTTGAACATACCGTCCTGTCTAATCATAGACATGAAGGCGTTCCAGATACCTCCGAACTTAGCGACACCATCTCTGAATGTAGAGAAGGCTGCACCTCCCACCATATCCATGAATGGTTTATCTGAGAAGAGAGCTTCTCTAATTTGCTCTACTCCTTGGACACCATAGCGGTCACCGAAGTTATAAACATTGCCAGTAATCAGGCTTGCAAATAGAGAAGGAAGACCTTCCATAGCAGCGTGAGTAATCCATTTATCTCCTGCTACGAACCAGTCTTGTCCTGGGACATATTGGTTCTGAATGGCAGAAGCTTTAAGGAAGTCTGGTATTGGTAGTCCAGTAATACCTGCTGACATAGGGATGCCGTACATCATGGCATGAGCAAAGGCTAATCTGCCTTTCTCTAAACCAGTCAGACGCTTACCCCAGAACAGATCGAACATTCTCAGTTGATAAGACAAGAACTGAGTGGGGATAGACATTAACCCTTGTTGGAGAGTCGACGCCGACGCCCTGGACATATTCCCGTAGAGAATATCAGCCCTGTTCCTGATTTCACCAAGCTCTGCTTCACCGATCTTGCCCAGAGGGTTCTTGTTACGGAACTCTTTGTATGCTGTGTACCAGGCACCTTGTCTAACTCCTGATTCGCCAGACCTGAAGAACTGACGTCCCCAATTGAGGACAGTCCCTACTTCATTCTTAACAATGTCTACTGTAGGTTTATCAATCTTAATGTACTCACCACCGACATTACCAAAGCCAGACTTGTGGAGAAGCTTGAAGGCTTCGTGCCACTCACCTGGTTTCATAAGTCCCATGGCAGCAATCTTACCGTCTAAGGCCTTGAGGATTGTATCGTTGCCTGCATGTCTACCCCAAGAGTGGAGGACAGCAGCCATAGTACCAGCCATAGCCGGACGCATCCCTGCGATGCCATAGATGTTAGTGAATGTCTGTAACTGTACTAGTAATTGAGAAGGAGAGAACAAACCCATACGCATATCCATTACCACAGAACGGATGAAGGATGCAGGGTCTTTCAGCTTAGGCAGAGCCCAAGCAGGTACAACCTCTCTACCAGACTTGCCGTATATAGATTCGGCTAGCTTAGTAGTAAGACCATGAATGAATGAGTTCTCAAGAGAAACTGCTCCAACGAACTGGTCAATCTGATACTTAGCTGTTTCTAATGCCCGCCGTTCTGCAACAGGCGTATCTTTGAGGAACTGAGGATTATAGAAATGTTTATATGGATTAGCAGCTAAGTCTTCTGGCTTTACCTTGGCATGGTCGAACCATTTCTTAGCTTCCTGTATCCAACTCTCAATAGCATAGGTTTTGTAGTCATCCATAAAGGTGCTATTTAGCAGCCTATTCATGGACCTCTGCATATTGATGATAGGGTCTACTTTACGCACCGCTCCAATATCGTACAAAGGATTATCCCTAGTACCTTGTCTGGTGAGCGTCATTAAGTCTTGGAAGTCATTCTGGCCTTGATGTTGTGTCATATAGCCAGTAGTACCGTCGCGGAAACTTCCCTTATATTTATCCTGAAGTTCGTTGTCTCCTTCATGGATCATCTTATCTCTACGGATGACTTTAATGGACTCATCCTTATTGAGACGTGCAGGGAGAGGCAACCCTTCTGAACTGACAGAAGGTTCAAACCACTTACGTACCTCTGAATATTCCAGAGGAATTTTACTTCTCTTTAATGCTTCTTCAGCACCAACTTCGTCACCAGCTTTAATAGCCTGACGTACTTTATCTAGAGCTAGCCACTCAGAGGCTTTACCTTTAAGAGCTTCACCTGCAATGTACCTCTGACCAGTCAGCCAAGCTAACTTGGTAGTAGGATCATGTTGCATGATTGCCTGAGCAACGAAGTACTCTGCATCATGCTTGGGTGGAATATCTCTAACTAACTTACTGTAGTTAATAGACTTCTTCTCGAATGAAGGCGCAATGACGTGAGTAACTCTGGACATCCCAACCTTCTCTCCAAAGTATTGGAAAGGATAACCATTGGGATTGACAACACGAACTATTTCTAACTTGCCTGAAGCAATACCTTTACGGAAAGACTCACCAGTAGGGCTCTTAGGAGCAGAGATGTTCTTACCTTGTAGTATTCTCTCATCGCCTAACTTACGTCCGACAACTAAGATGACACTATCGCCACCAGGGAGTTTATTATCTGGTATAGCATGGAACTCTTTAGTGAAGTAAGGAATATCTCCTTTAGCTCCGACACGAGTATCCAGAGTCTTCAGAGTCATCTCCATACCACCTTGGCGATGGAGATTCTTATACTGCTGAAGAGCATCGAATGTCTTGTAGATTTCTCTGTCTCTCCAATAGGAGTGAGCAGCTTCTACTTCAGCTTCATTAGGTAGACGTTGAAACTTATTCTGGTATAGGTTATTTAATCCTTCTCCATCACGGATACCGAACTTATCGGCAGCCTCCATTACATCATTCCATTGATTCCAGATTTCCCTCTTCTTAGTTCCTGGAACAGCTAATGTACGAAGGTTAAGAATGTCTTTAGCATTCTCTTCTATGAGTTTGTGATAATTGGATAGACCATAGGTAGCAGCTTCTCTCTGGATTACGTTGTCCTTAGAGAGAGATTCATTTGGGGTACGATACCTATTGGTAAGAGCACCGAGGTAGTTACCTCTTGGTGTCTTGAAGGAATCTTTAGATACTAAGTTATCTCGAACAAATGGTTTAGTCTCATCAACTGGAACAGATACTTTAGCTACCCAACCGGTTCCTGTGTCTTCGAACTCAGCATTGGGGAAGCCAGATTTCTTAGCCCACTTCTGAGCTGTACTTAAATTCTTGAATAGAGTAAGTCCTTTCTCACCGAAGTGATACTCAGCCCACAGACCAATACCTTCTTCTTTACGAGGAGTGATGTTGAGCACTCTGTTCTCTAAACCAGGGAACAGATTGGCATTGTCCATATCCTCAGCCAGCTTACGCATCTCTTGCTCTACTGCAGCAGTCCTATTGACTTGTGCAGTATTAGCAATGGTATCCATCTGAGCAGCTTTAGTCTTCTCTGCTCTATCGACAAGACGCCTGACTAATTGTTCGCTGTACTTACCGGTATTAGCCCTAAGGCTTTCAATGTATGGATTCCAGATTTCAGGAATAGACTTAAGGCTGTCATCTACTGCATGTCCTGTGCCATTCATATTCGCAGTAATACGAGTAGTGGCCCTTTGAATAGCAGCTTCCTTGACATCGCCTACAGCTTCTGCCATAGCTGCTTTAGAAGCAGTTTCTTTACCAGCTTCCTTAACAGTAGAGACAATAGCTCTACGAGCCAGAGCATTAGCTCCAAGCTTAACAGCACCACCGATAGGCAGGTCTAGAAGACCACCTAGGTTAGCCATAAGTTTTTGGTCATAGGACTGATCCAACATGGACTGGCCCCAAGCTAACGCTTCCTTAGGATTACCTTCCAACATCTTGTTCCCCTTTTCGAGGAACCGTTTTATATTGGCTTGAGGGTCTCCCTTATAGAAGCTAGCAGCCTCTGCTTCGTTTACATCACCGAGCTTGTATAAGCCTTTGACGCCTTGTCTACGAACAGCAGAGAAACCAGGGATAAAGGATAGACCTTCATCCAGTAACCAGCCAGCAGTACCTTGGGCTTTAAGCTTCTGTTCAGCATTCTGAACAAAGGTACGCATGACTTCCTGCATGGCCATATAACTATGACCACGGAAGAAATCTCTATCTCCTTCTTCATTCTGCGGCCACCAATCAACACCATTCTTAAGACTGTCTAAGAATGACTTAGAGTAGTACTCTTCGAATACTGATTGCGGATTGGTTTCTGGCTTAGCATTCAGAAGGTTCCAAACCTTACCGTGTTCTTCATCGGTGAGAGGACCATGGACTTCCTGAGCTATTCTGTTTAGAGCATGTACTTTGTATTGGCTCTTCTGGTAGTTAGCAAAGTCAGAAGCGAACTGACGAGTCTGTGTCTCATTGCCACCGATCATGGCTTGGAACATATCGTCGTAGCTATAGGGCAGCTGAGGTAAACCTACCTTAGCTTTGAATGCACGCGTGCCTGCTATCTCCGCTCCAATGGGGATACCATTAGGCGGAGTAGTATCGACACTAATAGGTTCACTAGTATCTGGTGTTGCTATTGAGATGGGTTCATCCATTTTTATTTCCAAACCCGCTGAACAGTCTGCCGAATGGCGTCGCTGATCCCATTAAAGAACTACCGAAGGAACTGAAGGCTTGACCTTCCTGCATTCCCATCTGAGCATTGGCCATCTGAATCTTCGACTGGCTTATCTGACTATCTACCGAGAAGATGTCTTTACCAATCTCTAGGTTCTGTGCTATGCCTAGGCTATTCCAAGCTCCTTGTGCGGAGGCTTGTCCTTGGCCTGCAGCAGCACTAGAACTGAACTGAGCACCTTGGCTGGTTGCGGCTACTAAGCCAGCAGCTCTAGCCTGTTGTGTTTGTCTGAGTATTTGAATATTATCTCTACGAGCTTTAAGGACCATTGCTTTATACTGCAGAGCATTTCTCTGTTGCTCTAAAGCGATCTCTTTGGTCTGAGCTTCGTTGTATTCCTTGGCTGAGGACTGACTAGAGAACATACCGAAAGCTTGGAAACCCAAGCCAATGGCAGCCATTACTCCTGTGCTAATTGGTTCCATTATAATCCCGCATTAATCTTTTCTTCTACGCCCCAACCAAATATGTCGAAGGGTTCGCCATCCACAGATGTAAGTTTGAATTGAACAACGAGTCCTCTTCCTCTGATACGGTGCCGTCTAGTGACAGCCTTGAAGTTAGCAGGATCGTCTGTAATTATAGTTTGTTCTAGAGAAGTATACTTCCCTGAGTTTCTGTTAATTGCATAGTCCCAGATGCCCTGCATCTTGTACTGGCAATTAGTTTGATTGTTTATATAGACACGGATGTAGTTGGTCTGGAAGCGATTGCTAGCACGTCCGTGTACTCTATATCCAGTTACAAAGTAACTATCGTAGTTGTAGTCTGTACCAGAAGATGTCCAGTCTACCCAGTTGGTTGTATCTCGTTCCTCACCGAAGGTAAAAGAGTACACACCAGATAACTTAGAACATAAGTATTTAAAGGTAGGATCAGGCGCAGTACTTCCACCGACGTTTTGAACATAATTAATAGCATGTATATATGGAACTCCTGATTCTGTAGATATAGACCAAGGATAGAAAGCACTAGTAGCGGTGTTAAGAGTTAGGAGACCATCGAATTGGTATCTACTCGTAACATCGCTTTCTTCTGTAGTTTTATATATCCATCTGACTTCCCAGTTGAGAGGATCAAATGCCCCCTTAACATATCTCTTACTAGATAGAGGAATGTTCTGGTAGAAAGTCTGAATAGTTGTGAAGGTTAAAGGTTGAACCTGTAGTCCACCACCACCCGCTCCCCGAGGATTCCCCGTTTGAAACTGTTGGCTAGGTCCAACTCCGTAAATCCCTTCTTCATTCCACCAGACTGGATAGCCTTGTACATCCACAAAGGAAGTACCACTAATGGACTGTATGGAGGATAATTTGGTAATGGTGAAATCATCTGCAGTAAATCCTATGCCTGACGAACCAGTTACGAACCAGACACCATTGGCAGCAAAGACCAATAGACCGTTCTGGATTGGGAATAGTTTATAGATTGGGCCAGTGCCCTGAATAGTTATAACACCTCCGTCTGAAGGAAGTAGAGCAAAACGAGTTTCAGAAGTAGGATCATTGGTCTGATAACATTTACCAAACTGAGAGACGTTGGTTATGATTTGAGAGAAATAGATATTCTCAGTCCAGGTATAGAACTGAGCATCGCCAGTAGCAGCTTGAGAAGCATCGACACCAGCATACCAAACTCTACCTTGGAACCATGCACCTGTTCTAGGTCTAGCTATGGTACTGACTGTAGTCAGCATAGATACACCAGAGGCTGTAGTACGATCTTGGTTAAAGGCGTCTAAGATATAATAGCCCTTAGGAGCCGCTCCGGAGGCCGCTGATACGTTATCTGCAGTAGAGGCAGGGTCGAATACCCCCGAGGCATCCTTGAACTCCCACCAGATATCTCCGTTAGAAGGATAGACAGCTAAGTCTGAGAAGAAGGTGCTGATGTAGCCAGTGTTAATTGGCTTAATAGTCCACTGAATAAAACCAACCATTAATTGCTGGTTCATTCCTAAACTCGTTATGTGGACGGTAAGGTCTCCAGTACCAGAATTATAAGCTGTCACATTACCTGTAGCAGCCCCAGTAGGAAGATATGTAGGACCTGTACCACCTGGCGCTCCATTCACAGGAGAGGAAACACCGAAATCTACTTGTTGTCCTACTACGACACCACTGATCCCTGGTTGAACTGTAAAGACTACAGTTGTAGGAATTGTTGATAAATCTACAGGGGAAGTAAAGGATACAGCAGACCAAGCTTGTCCCGAAGTCCAGCCTTGGTTCTGTAGGTTGTACGCGTGTTCTTGTGTTAGAGAAGGAGGCCGGAAAGCATCGTCTACTCCGGTTTCTACTATACCAATGTAGTCTCTGGTCCTAACATTGATTACTTGAGCAGTAACTGTCCCTGCTGAATAAGTACAATAAAAAGGATCACAATTGGGATGGAATACGAAAAGATATCCATTACCATCGGTGAACTGGCACTCAACTGAATCATCGAAAGAAGCATTTGTTGCAACGAAATCTGATATGGTTACCGTAGAGACTAGAAGCTGAGTAGATACAGGAGAAGCAGTAGTAGCAGAACTAGATTGATAGAAATAGAGCGTCCCACCGACTTGAGAAGCGATGATCTGTGTAGTCCCATCTCCACCTACGTTGTTCCATTTATATGTGTTGATTGCTTTGTTAGTTCTATCTACTGTCTGTGTATCGAAGTTATCTTCGAAGTCTATCCCTGGCCTACGTGTGACGTTGCCAATGCGATAGAACACACAATTCTGAGTATCTGTAGAAGCATCCTCAGGGTAGTTTAATCCAGTGTACTCAGTTAAGAGTCCCTTAGAAAAACCTTGAGTTACCGGTCTGCTAGTCGATTGAGGCATTAGTCAATTATTTCTGTGATCTCAATATTCCGGGTCAAGAAGTATTGACGTGCATGTTTAAGCAATGCTTGAAAGCTTGTGAACTGTTGGTGCAGAGGATTAGGGAGAAGTCCCTTGTCATACTCCATATGCCAGAGACAAGTTTGAAGATTCATCTTGGCATGTAGTGTATTGTCCCCAGAGAATAATCTACGATCTACTAGCCCTGCAGTGCTCTTAGGAGCACCGTCAATGGGTTTTAGAACTAAGATGATATCTGTGTTAGCATTCCGTTTAGCTTTACTAGAACTCATGGGGTCACCTGCCTCATCCAGCGATAGGCACCATAGCCTCCACCACCGTATCCACCAGTACGTGGGACTCTTCCATAATTAGGAAGCTGATTGAAATATGAAGGTTTGTTAGCAACAGACTTGTTCTTCTGTACTGCACTCCACTGACGCTTGATCTCCTGTTCTGCTTTCATATGAGGCATCTGCTTTAGCTCGAAGAAAGCTAAGGATTTTGCTTCATTGAGTAGAAGAGGAAACTGGTTATCATCCATATCAGGGATAAAGTTATCCGTGAGTTGGAAGGGAGTGATCTGCTGACCATAGACCATAGTCTTACTGGCCTGCAGAGTATCGTCGAAGTTCTGATCGTAAGAGTCGAAGATCACATAGTCATTCTCAATGATGGTACACCACTGAGGTTGCTTATCTTTCTTGTAGTAGAAAGTGAAGTCATAAGCCCCTTCTGTAAATGTGAAGGAACCTACGTCTGATGCAGCTGGGTCGTATCTATTGATCATATCCAGGAACTGATCTACAGGGAGGATATTAACGTACTTGTACCCTGCTGTAGTAGCAGACGAAGCATTGGTTAATGTCCAAGAAGTAAATGTTCCACTACCTACGGTAGTAGTTACTGTGATCGTTAGAGTAGTTCCTACATAGCTGACTACACTGCCAAACATACTAGCAGCACCAGCAGAAGCTAGGACACCTTGTCCCACAGAGATTGGGAGCGAACTAGAGGCAACAGTGAAGACCTTGGTTCCTGTCCCAATGGTAACTGAGCTAGTAGAGGTTGTGATCCAGTCTTCAGAACTTTCCAAGTCTGTGTTGACGCCGTGACTGAAGGAACCAAACTGGTCGATTTGTTGGGAAGCATTTGGATTTGAATCAAAGTATTTAATCCATTCGATCTTGGACGTAGTAGCAGGAACCAGCATAAGAACAGGCTTAGTAGCATCCCCAGAGGCTTCTAGCTGTAGTAGGATTTGCTGTTCAGGAAGATCACCACGAGTAGTTAGATCGTAGTACTTATTCTGAATGATCCTAGCGACCTGCATAGATTCTACTGTATCGGAGATCGAGTTAACCTCGTCGCTATCCAATGCAGACAGAATATTCTGGGTCATTTGTAAAAGAGTTAATTCGGCCATTATTTTCTCATAGCTGTTGAAATGAAGTAGAAGGAAATGATTGTCATAATCACCATCCACAGATAAGGGTCTAGTGGATCGGTCTCATAGAGCTTACAACTAGCTGGAACATTCCTTCCTACACATCCAGCGAATGCGCCTATTACTTTGTCCCATAAGAATATTTTAGTTAAGTAGCATATCGGTCCGGAAGCTATTAACAATTGAACTATTGCAATAATAGCAGCCCAGAGTCTATTGCCTGCGGCTGCTATAATTACTGCTCTCTTGTCGTGTACTTCCTCAATCTGAGCTTCGATTACTGCCTTTTCGACAGCAGTCTTAGCTGTAATCTTTGCTATCTCTAGCGAACTGATTCGTTCTATTAAGGCTTTTAAGGGACCTGCTAAGCCAGTAATAAAACTAAGTATGCTCCACATTTGTTAAGCTTCTAAACCAATAGGCAAGGGAGAAGAGAACTACGTTTATAATTAGTACTGTCTTCACGTCTATAATTTTATCTAGAGGAAGACCAGATACATAGTTCTGCAGTAGAGCGGCGGCAGAACCAATAATCCCACAACCTGCTGTTACCCTGGTTTTAATACCAGGCCAGTAGGTAGCAGCCTTTTGATTAAGGCGTTGGAGTCGTCGGGGGCGTTGCGGGGGGAGTGGACGCGTCCGAGACTTGCTTCGCGAGCCTTGCGATTTCATCCTTGACCTCCTGAACGGAGTTAGCAAACCCCATCTTACCAATCATGTAACCAAGAAAACCAGAGGCAAGCATGAGAGCCTGCATGATCCAAAACATTGTCATAGACATTTAATTATCCTTTCTTTTTTCGATAGAAGTACCAACCCAACACACCAATAAGAATAGCAGCACCAACACCGATAGAGATGTAGAGCCAAAGATGAGGCCATTGGCTAGCTGCAATAACGCCTGATCCAACTGCACCTCCTGCGGTTGCTACCACAGTGGGAGCATTGCTAGGTTGTTTATTTGCTAGAGATAGAGCGAGATGTCTTCCACGCCTACACCTAGATAGCCAACCTGCTCTGAATTGAGGTTTACTACGACTGAGGTTAGTTAGGAATCGGACTCTTTCATCCCAGACTTTATTGATGAGATCAACTGTTTCAGCTTTCTTACAAGCTTCGATATCACCATCATTTATATTGCCAGTTACAGTTCTGCCGAGTGTCCGTTGAAGAACTTTAACCGATCTAGAGATTCCGGAATTAATTCCATAATCGAGTATTGTGTAGTCAAGTCCTGCGGGCAAATCATTATACCGGATAGGGTTGGCATAATGTTTGGCGTATATATCTGCAGCAACGCTTTTGGGCATGGCTCTAACGTCGGCTGCGGTTGCATCGCGTTTCCAATACATTCGAGCATCATGAATGGTAATACCATACTTAGTAGGACCACCTGGATCGCCCGCGTCATTGGAATACCCGCCTTCGTCTTCATAAACCTGAGCCATAGCTTCATTATAGGTTTCTTTCATTATGGGTCCCAACATGCTGTGGCCATAACGCCACTGTTTAGAGTAAAGTGTTGATCCATGTCTACTTCGACTTGATATGCACCCGAAGGTACACCCATCTTAGAAGCAGTCGTTCCAGATACATAAGAAAGGTATTGAACGTCCACATCTTCAGTAGGTCCATGTGACCATGTACTTGAGCTTGAGCTTATTCGTGCCATACTTCCTACTCCCATGACTGTACTATTGGCGGTAGCAACAGTTAGGGTAACACTTAGATTAATAGGGTCTCCGTCGAATGCAGGAACCTTGGAAGTTTTATCACTATCTGTAGGAGTTTCTGAAACCGTGCCTATCGAATAGACAGACATTGCGAAACCAACATAGCAGCCTGATGCAAGCGTACATGTGATGTTTCCAGAAGTTCCTGTAGGGACAGTAGCTGTCCATATCTCTGCATTGTGAGATTCTCCAAAGATACCGTCGTTCTCAGTCTGGGCTACTTGTTTAGTAGCAGAGACACCTCCAATAGTTACAGAGGATATAACTGCCCCTGCTGCATAAGAAATACCAACAGCAATTACCCGGCCAGTCCAAGCTTCGCCAAAGGTGTACGTAGCATTATCTTTACCAGACCCAGATTGGTGGTCTACTAAAGTTATGATTCCAGAGTGAGCTGAACCACCTGGATGTACTGCTGATAACCCTGGTAACATTACGAACTATTACTGGTTAGAGAACAATGGATATGTGTAGAGTCTTCTACGATATAGTAAAGAATATCAGTAGCACTGGCTGTAGAAGTTAAAGAAGGATCAGTTCCACCAGCGAATTTATAAGCTGAGTTGAATGTCAGAGTCCTACTTCCAGTACCGTCCTGTTTGATAATGATAATACCAGACTGACCGACCTTTGTATTAGACGGAGCAGCTAAGGTACGGTTCCCTCCCAAAGTAACTACGAAGTTAATACCTGCACTGAAGTCAGGAGTAATAGTAGCACCATCAGTTAGAGTAGTGAGAGCACCAGCAGACCATACACCAGCAGCAGACAGAAGCTTGCTAGCAGTAGCCGCTTGGTATTCAGCACCAGACGCAATAGAACCAGAGGCTACCTTAGCATAGGTAACAGCTCCAGCAGCTATGGTGGTTGCAACGGCACCAGCAGAAGTAGTGACATCGCCAGTAAGAGCAGGCATACGCCCAGCACCAAGGGTGCCAGAGCTAATATTACTAGCGACTGTAGTATCTGTTGTAGCAGACGCAGCAAAGCTTACTCCACCGGTTTTAGTTACAGCAATAGCCCCAGAGGCTGCTACAGTGGCATCGCCACTTGCAGTCTTGGGGAGAGGATCAGCTCCTGATTGACCAACCAACAGCTGGCCATCAGTCATAGCTGCGGTAACGCCGAAGGCCGAAGTTCCATTGCCTAAGATCACTCCATGAGCAGTCTTAGTCGCAGAACCCAACAGAGCTAGTCCTAGAGTAGAAGGAGTTAATCCATCTTTCAGGGTCTTGGTATTAGCCCCATTCCATAGAGGAATGTTGTTGTCTGTGTTAGTCGCAGGGCCTAGTACGTCACCAGAACCAGAACCAGTAGGACCGGTAGGGCCAGTAGGACCAGTAGGTCCTTCAGGGCCAATTGGGCCTGTATCTCCTTGAGGACCTTGGGGACCTGTATCACCAGGGTCTCCCTGTGGTCCAGGGATTAGTACTGCTTGTATCTGACCTAGAGTAAGAGGTTCTTGATCAGAGATAGCATCAGGTAGATTGAGGATACGATTGGAGTTCATATCCAGAGAGGCACTCATCGTATTGGGAGTAGTACCGTCTCTGGATAGAGTATTTTCTAGTGCAGTCTCAATTGCCGTGTTATTAGCATTGATGGCGTTAACTGCTGTAGTTTCATTCTGCAGATTCGCCAGATCAGTTAACGTCAACTTAGCCATTACGCAGAGCCTTTGATAATGCCAGTGGTAACGAGATCAAGACGGAGACGATTTACCAGCGTCTCCACAGCCTGAACTGCAGCAAGGACAGTAGCCTTGTTCACAGTGTCAGAACCAGTGTAGTCCGTAGAAGGCGTCACTGCAGCTTGTGCAGCAGAAGCCTGTTGGATCACAGGGGTCTTATTCCAGAAGCCAAGCTTCTGACAAGTGGCCGTGCCGATCTTCGTACCAGTAGAAGTGTTGACCACGATGTTCGCGGCGTCAGCCAGAGTGAGCGTACCGAGTCCAGTGAGTTCGCTACTAGCGCCAACCACAAGAGCCTTGCTCGCCGTGACAGTACCAGGAGTCACGCCATCCAGTGCAGTCAAATCAACTGCTTGGACAGAGGCTCCGGTATCGCCTGGATCATTAGCGCCGACGAAAACGTCTTTGCACATGATCGTTTGACCACCCATGTCAACAAAACTTGAAATATCAGTCATTGTTTTCCTTCCTTATGGGAGGGGGCGGAAGCCCCCACTCATAATTACTGAGAGATCGTGCCGACAGCACTCCAGAAGATTCGCACCCGAACCTTACCGGTACCAGTCGATCCGGCGATCTTCGCCGTGATGTAACCAGTCTCGGTTGGGCTAGTGGCATACGAACCAACGTAAGCGCCCGCAACAGCACCAACGTAATTGCCAGCAGCCGTAGAGCCAGCAGTCAGGACTTTCGTCTCGCCTGCGGCATCCATGTCTGCCTGGGCAAGAGCCGCGACGAAGGCAGTGTCCGACAGGGTAGTCGTACGATCCTGCTTCATCAGACCCACGCTGAGGCTGGTGATCGTGGCTGATGCAACCTGGGTAATAACCTCAACCTTGTCGATCTGAATGTTAGTTCCGATCGGGAAGAAGTAGTTATTATCCTGAATTGCAGCAGTCGTAGTTAGAGTCGAAATATCGATGTCGACTTCAGCAATACGCTGAGGACCAAGCATCCGATACTCGCCGGCAGTCGCTACCGTGGCTTTGGTTGTACCAAATTCCAGGTAGAGATTGTCGTTATTAAACCAATTTCCAGCAACCATATTATTACCTCCTTACGAGACAACGCCAGTGGCGGTGAGGATGGTAACCAGGTTCTCCGGACGGTACAGCTTGAAGCCATACTCGGTGATGGTCAGATACTCTTCTTGCTGGAGGTCTTTGTTGAACTCCGAGTAGACAGTAGGCATCTGACGGAAGGCACCGATCCACGGCAACGTATCGCCAGGGGCAGCCGAGAAGAAGTAGTTGGCAACACCGGTAGTAACCGTTGAGCCATCAATCGTCTCAGAGCTGATCGCAGGCAGATAGTTGGACACGTAGAGATCGAACCCGTAGATGTTGAAACGGAACTTGAACCCAGTCATAGCACCGTCCTTCACCACGTTCTCCCACATGGGCATCGGTGACAGAAGGTTGACAGTGTTGGTCTGAGTCTGTAACGTATACGCAACAGAGGGGTCGATGATACCGACCAGATTGCGAAGAGGAACGTTAGCCTTAGTTAGGGCATAATGCGCCTTTGCGAAATCCTGCAGAGTGATTTGTTTGCTCGAACCCGAGGCAACAAACCTGTGGTTAGCATTGTTGATGGTATTTAAGCTAGATGCAGTTTGACCGGAGTTGGCGACCGAGAGGACCTTGGTCTCAACACCTTCCATAAGCACGCGATGTTGACGGGGCACGAAGGCCGAGATCACATCCTGCGAATAGAAACTATCCCGCTTGAACTTCTCGGAGATTGCGTTAGCAGAGTATACATACGTATCGAACGAGAACGTGAAGTTGCCTTGGTCCATCGCATCATATTTGATGGCGGCGCCTTCAACGAAGTTCTGCTGCTTAGCCTCACCGATAGACGGAATATTGATAGTATAGCCGTCTGGGAAGTCAGAGATAATACGGACAAACTTCATTGCATTCAGTTCATCTAACAGAAGTTCTTTGATCTGACGAGACCAAAGATTACTTCGAATTAGATACTGATTAGTGCTGTCTGTAAAGCCAGCCATTGAAGTCAGTCTCCTTGTTAATTTTCATGCAATCCGGAGACATAGTAATCACCGTCTCTAAAGCTATCGCCTAGTTCGACGGCATCCTGTGCCATTTGGACTGCGGTTTTTCTATCGAAATAGATATTAGGATTTGCCTTTTTCAGCTCTTGGTAATAAGCCCAAGTACGCTTGGGAGCGCCTTTGGGAGCGAAACTGTCATTCCGCATAGCATTACGAGGAGGAGCCTGATACGGGTCTCGGGTAGGAGCTTCAGCAACGCCCATAGTCTTGAATAAGACTTCTGGGTAGTTACCTTGCAGGTCCTTAACGAACGTATCCGTCAAACCTAATTCTTGTGTTTTCTGCTTAAGTACTTCTTGGTAGCCATCGCCCCAAGCTTCCTTAAGTCTGTTTGTGACCAGAGTGGTGTTTTCCTTCCGTCTCTTCAGTTCTTCAACTTCTCGAAACTTCTGTTCAATAATGTCACCAACTTGATCCATGTTTATCTCCGGCTTTGGTGCTTCTTTCGCTTTGGGTTGTTCGCTACTCGCAAGCTGTCTCTTTGACAATTGGTCCATCAAATCTTCGACTTTAGCCTTAGAGTTGATCTCTTCTCGCATCTTTACTATTTCATCACGCATCTCATCTGATCGTTTAGTTAATACTCCGATCAGGTTATCTGCGTGTGCATAGGCTTTGCCGAGGTCAGCAGGAGTTTTATACTTCCTGCCTTCTCCGACTAATTCCGAGAAGTAGTCTTTATTTTCGTCAACGCGTGGGTCTAACGCATCGTCACTCATTGTTTGTCCTTATGGTCTAGGGATAATAAATTCTGTATTTTGTATAGACATTGCATAAAACCATTACAGTGTGCTTGTCTATAATCCCAATTAGGTAGGTCATACGACTTGGGAGATCGTTCTGATTTCTCTAAATCCTCTTTCATTTGATTGAGGAGCTTAGTTAAATCCTCTAAAATCCATCGAGAATGGATTAAACTTTTCTCATATCGGACCTTCTCATCTGGGTCTTTTAGATGGTGTGTCCATGCTGAAAGCATTATTTACTCAATTGTTCGGGGTTGATCTGAGGAGGCTGTTGTCCCGCCGCTTCGTAATCATAGTCTCCGTTTAAGCCAGTAGCTGTTCCTGCTGATTTAACTATCTGTTCTTGCAGGGCATGTACTCTCTTCTGGCCTTCTGCTTGTTCAGATAGTCCGACAAAGGGAGTCACTACTTCATAGTCTTCTAAGTTAAATGTGGTCTCTAATATCTTAGACAGCTTGACTCCTGAGAAGTGAGGCTGTACTGTTGGCCATAGACCAGAGCCAGTAAGGTTCGTTAAGTTCTGGATTAGCTCTGCTTGTTCAGCAAAGTGTCTGGCAGCAACAGGCTTAATCCTGCCTACGCCAGTAATGTCTTCTACAGTTAAAGTCTGGAAAGAAGCCATCTTGAAGTCATTATCCATCACTCTAATAGTGGTGGAACCAGTCATATTGCGCCTGGCAAGCTCCAACATGGCATTAAGAGCAGGCTCTACAACCTGTTCTTCGAACTGTTTAATCTTGTTCTGGTAGATGCGTGAAGCCGCATTTTCCATTCTTTGAACTTCGTATTTAGTCTTTTCCCCAGGTGTTCTGAAGCCCATAGCTTCTCTAGGAGCACCTGCCATCTCTTCCATAAGAGAACGGAGTTCATTCAATTCAAAGTTAGCATTAACCAGATTGGTGTCCGGAGTTACCAGATCAACATCGCCTTCTTCAGAGACGAATATCTTCTCGCCTGGTTGCCAAACATAATCTTCCACAAATCCTTTGACCTTTTGGACAGGATAAGTGCCTAAATCGATTACGTCTGCACGCATATTCTCGACGTGATCTTGTCGATATTGCATGCCAATTAGGTTATCTAGAGGACCCATTCCCCACAGATTATCCTGCTTCTTACGCCACGGAGAGTGGAATATAGGAGCATAACCGTAGTAGGAAGGGTTGGGTTTATTGCCAATTAGCTTGTGTCTATCAATTACAGTGATGACTCTGTTCTTCTGGAACTCATCAGTGTAGTAGTCATACCAGTCGCCGTAGAAGGTTAATACCTCTACAAACTCAGACAGTAGATAAGCACGGAAACTAGTGAAGCCATCCATAGCATACAGATGATCACGTTGTATCCAATCTCCCTGGAACGTTCGGGCATGGAATCTAATGTCTTTAAGGTACTTATAAAGCTCCTCATACTCTTCACGATTGCTATCGTTGGACATTTTATCCAAGAGATCACGTAGTTCACCAAGGGAAATAATAGACCTTACGAACTTAGGAGTATGTTGGAAGTTCTCTGCAGTAGGGTTAAATACGATATCTAAGGGGCTAATACGTCTAATAACAGGACCTACATAGCCAGCCTGAGTGACCCCATTTTGTTCTACTCTCTCATCCAACCAATCAACAGTGGTAAAGCAATTACCAAAGTCAATATAATCCAGGATAATTTTATCCATCTCATGCTTGAATGAAGGTTGGCTAACAACCCAAGACATGTAATTGGTAATAGCGTCCCGTTTATCAACAGAATTGGAATCCTGCTCATTTGCCTCCCATGTCAGCCATTTACGCTGAGGAAACAGGGTGGCTGTATAGTTAGAGTAGAGATTATCCCTAATCTGACAGAGCTTAGGAACAGTAGTCTTGTTCTTCCAAGGCAGTTGGTTGTTAGTGGTCTGGGTAGTGTCAGTAGCATAGGAATATCTACGGACCTCTTCCCAATCTACCTTCTTAACATTACGAAGGGTATCCCATTCAATAAACTTCTCTGTAAGCCGAGTGGCTAACAGATCAGGAGACAGAACGTTACTAAGTTCTAGTACTTTACCGGTCACGCTACCCCTCCGAACTTACTATGGTATGAGAAACTAGGCATATGTGCTTTCTGTATTTTAAATATATTTAATGGTGCCTGCCCTGCCGAGAAATCAACTGCAGATGCCAAAGCATCCTTAACGTCATCGTGTGGAGGGTTCGTGTACATCAGTTCCTCTTCAAGGACCTGACAGTTACCGCCTAGATAGTGCCAGATTTGTCTGTTGTTATACTTGGGTTCCAGAGCCGCCATAATGCGTTCTTCTTTAGCCCCCATAAAACGGGAAGGTTTGAATTCTTCTACAGACAATCCAAGTCCTAATGGACGGATATAGCTTTCTTTAAGATCAGTAACGATGGCCTTCTGAGCTGCTGTTACCTCAGCCCTTACCTTTCGGAAGCCCCATTTCTGAAATAGCTTTAGAAGATGATCGAACTGATCCGATATCTTCTCAGTCTTGAACCGGTCTATTTCAAGGACGTAGTAATTACTTCTACCGTCGATGCCAATAACGACGATGCAGCTATAATCGCTGCGCCGTCCAACAGTAAAAGCAAAGTCCACTGCCGCAAGGACATTGAGACGTTCTCCTTTGAAGTACCAATGACCGTCCCTACTAGCTAGGAATCCTTGGTCATAGTACTGGAATTGATCCCTCTTGAATACCGAGGAGTCGACGTCGTGCGGATCGTTATAGTACTGGGCCCTGAAGTGTACCTTGTTAAGGTATTGCGCTCTCTTTCGAGCCAGAATGTCTTGGTCAAATCCAAACCATTTTCCATCTGATCGTTGTTGTTTGGGCCAGAGGTATTGTCCGGTTCCATCTCCAACAGATTCGACTTGTTCTTCCATCTTTTCGAAAAGTGGAGTGGATTTAATAACGTTCCCCAATTCATCGTATTCTTCAATCTCCATTTGCATTATATCGTTGTACAGGTCTTTGGGATGATACCTAGTACCAACGATCCACTCCCTTGCATTAACAGTTTCGATAGAGGATAATAGGGAGTATTGATCCTTTACCTTTTCTCTTCCGTCTTCCGTATAAGCATTGGCTTGTACGACAACGTCGTCAAGTACCGCGATATCGCAATGCAAACCAACGATGTTGGAAGTAAGACCAGCAGTGAATATAGAAGGGTCACGAATGGCCTCCTCTTTCCGTTTAGGATGGTCTAGAGAGATTTCCCTCTCTGTCCACTTCTCCCGCTTAGCCTCATCCTTATCGACCATGTCTGGCCAGAAGATCCGGTAGGTGTCGGAAGTAAAGATATCCTTAATAAACTTAAGCTGTTTAGTAGCGAGGTTTGAGGTAGAACTGATGAACAGCACGCGTAAGGTAGGGTCTTTGGTTAACTCCCACGCAACGCGGTAAGCGATCATCGCACTCTTCCCATGGTCCCGAGGGAGGAGTAAAATCTGTTGCTGCTTCGCATCCGATCTTGTCCACCAACGTATTACCTCTCTGTGAATATTGCCGAGTAGTCTTTTAGGATGTACAAGTCTAATGAACTCCTCTAAGCTAGCCTCGGCTAATTCTTTACGTTCTTTTCTTTCTTCTGATAACTTCATCGTCATGGGTGCCGTTGTCCGACCCTAACCTTGCAAGGGATACACTGATTCTCTCAAAGCGTTTTAGATTCTCTTCATGTCTGAACTGATCCAGTTCTTCGTGGGATTCTAATATCTCTCTTTGATTTCTCTCGATCTTGCTGAAACGTCCTGACAACCACCAAACCAGACATGCTAAAGTCGCATAGCTAGATGAAACAGCCGTGCCAACGACAGCAAGCCATGGCCCCCACTCCATAGCTAGTAGAATTTACCAACTGCAACAACAGAGACGTTGCTGCCCGTGGTAACCTTCCAAGCACCTGACACTGAGTACATCTTGAAAGGGATGTTCACAATGTAGGGTAGAACTGTAGCTGTACCAGCCGGTGAACTGTAGACAGTAGTAGAACCATCTTTAATGGTTACTGCACCAGGCGTAGTCGTAGCTGCGATAATAGTTACGTTATCTAAGAAGTCTCCGGCATTACCATTACCGCCTAAGACT